CATATCGAGCCAAGGTGATGGTTCGGCGGGTGCGCAAATGAAAAAGGGCCGCCAGCTCATCGCCAGCGGCCCGAAGTCAGGGCATTGGACAGGGTCGCTTGGGAGGAAGGCGCCCTGTATCCGGCCGCAAGGCCGGATTGGTCAGAAGTATCGCTCGCGCGGCTTGACGATCGTGTAGCCGGCAAGTGACACGACATGAACTCGCGTCAGGTGGTGCCCCGAGTTGGCGTCGTAGACCAGCGCCCGGCCGCCGCCGAGATATTCCCGGATGACCATGACGTGATGCTGGCGGACAGCCGCCGTTCCCGGCCCGGGCGCGGATCGAGGAAACCGGAACCAGTTGGCAGCGAGCCACAATTCCCTGATCGGACGCCCGAACATCTCGACGGCGGCACCGCAGCCGCAGAAGGCGACATGCGGGCAGCCCGCGGGGTGCGAGACGATCGAGCCCGCAGGGATCGATGTCGCGTGAACTCGCCGCCGCGTCTCCTGCCACGAGCGCACGTCGCAAGAAGAAAGGAATCGGTCATCGCATCGCGCCGGCCCGGATCCGCCAGAGCGAAAAACGGAATGATGATGGTGCCGATGAGCGTGTCGGGCTTGCGCCGGAAGACAGGCGAGGATTGCGAGAGCAAAGGCAAGAAGTCGGGCCATTGGAATCTTCCCCATGCCGATTAGTGGCGGTCCTGCGCTATTCCATTCTCGCCATTCGGGTTGATACCCGCCTTGGCAAGTGCGATGCGTATCCGAGCGAATCGCTCAAGGTTCTCTTCGTGGCGCTCCTGATCCTTGTCCTCGTGCGACTTCATGGTGTCGTTGAACATCTTGCGGGTCGCGTCGAACTGATCACCGAGCCAGCCACGAAGGCGCCAAGGCACCAGTAGCGCGCCGAAAATGCCGCCAATCGCCGTCAGGACGAAGCCGCCGAGCGCGATCCAGATTGCAGCACTCATTTCCGGCGGCCTTCACGTCCGGTTAGCATTTCCCCTCGTATTGTGCTTCTGGGCATCGGCAAGTTTTCCTCTTGCTGGTGTCAAGGGGCGTGCGGTCGTTCCTGCGGTCGCGCGCCCCGCCTGCTATTGGTTCTTGCGGTTCAGCCACATGCTGGTCACGGCAACGGCGCTGGTCGAGCCGAACAGCGAGGCGATGATCACCTGCGCCCAGTCGGCGACCTGGCCCCTGATCGGATCGGTCGTGCCGAGCTTGAGCACGATGTCGACCACCACCACCTTCCATTCGAAGACGATCAGCGGCAGTGCGAAGCCGGCGACCAGGGCGGTCAGCAGCCAGCTTCCGGCCACGATCTTGAGACGCTCGGCGCTGGCGTGATTTTCCAGCGCCGCCGTGCGCAGCGCTTGCACGGCGACGTCGCGGTCTGCACCGGTGCGCGCCTGGAACATCTTGACCTTGGCGTCGAACGCCTTGGTCGCGATGGTCGAGGCGAGATTGGTCAGCCCCGGAATGAGCCCGATCAGCGAGGCGAGCAGCGAGAGCATGTCAGGCCGCCTCCAGGTCGGTCAGCGCGCTCAGCACCAGCAGCAGGTCGGGTGGCGTGAGCTTGTTCGCGGGCGTGAGCAGCCTGCGGATGATGCCGGCCGCCTCCAGCGCCGCGGCGGCGAGCTCGGAGCAGAACCATTTGTCGTCGGCGCGCCAGTCGCGTCCCGAAACGAACCCGGCGATGGCCCATGAATCGTAAGGCTTGCCGACCTGACGGGTCAGGAAAGCGTAGAATGCCTCGGCCTGCGCCGGCGTCGCGAGCGCATCGAGGTCGATGCGTCGCGTGCGGGCGAAATGCGCGTAGCCGTCCTTGCGGATGGCGACGCCGCCCATCAGCCGGGCACCGAGCAGGTTGCCGTCGGGCAGCACGGCGTCGACGTGGGAGAACGCGCCGTGCCCATAGAACTCGATCAGGCGCGACGGCCAGCCATCCTCGGCGGCGAACTGCAGGGCGATCATCGCGTCAGCTCGTGAGCGTGCGCGCCCGCGCGATCATCGTCACGGCGGTGATCGCGAGCATCACGCCGGCGACCGCCTTCGGGTTGCCGAGGATGTCGGCGATGTATTGCTTCGCCTCCGGCTGCCCGATCGCATCGGCGATCTGGTCGAGATTGGCGACGACGGCCGCGAGGATGATGCAGAACTTGCTCCACAGCATCGTCGCCGAGTTGCGTGCGCCGGCGAGCAGGCGCTGCCATACGGTGCCGGTCGCGGCGCGGTAGCCAGCATAGACGTTGAACACGAAATAGGCCGCGAGCGCCGCGAGTCCGAAGTCGAAGACGAGACGGAGCGTGAGCAGCATGATTCCTTCTCCTCTCAGGCCGCCTTGGCGGGAACCGGGATGACGTTGGGGATGGGCGCTTCCTGCGCCGCCTGGTGCTTGCGGTTGATCCACCACAGGGCGCCGAGGGTGACGACGGCGCCGCCGATGATCGCGGCAGCGGCGAGCGCGGGATGTCCGTGCGCCGCGGCCGTGGCGGTCGCCGTCGCGGTCGTCCCCGCAGTCTTGATGTCGGTGCGGGCCTTGGTAGGAGCCGGCACGCGGCCCTTGCGGGCGTGCTGGACGTCGTCGCTCGGAACCGGCGTCGGGGGCGCCGCGCCCTCGGCGAGCTGGAGCGAGAACGCGCGCACCTCGGCGACGCGCCGCCCCCACCCCGCCCCGAAATGGTCCCAGGTGCGCAGGCTGCGCAGGAACGCGATCCGCTCGTCGTTGATGGCGTTGATGACGGCCTTGGTATCGCGCTGCTCGAGAGCGCCGATCACGACGCCGTTCGGCGCATCGTCGGGCAGCCCGAGCACGCGGCGCAGCACCTTGTCGGCGCGGCCGATCCCGGAATTCACGCGATAATCAAAGACGCTGTCGTCGACACCAGCGGGAAGGTCGTCGCAGGAGAGGCCGTTCGCCACCCAATATTTGCGCCGGTAGATGTCCTTGGCATCGGCCAACGGCATTGCCTTCACGTCGGCGGCCGTCGCGTTGGGCATCTTGTAGTGGCGATAGTCCGCGATCGTGATGCCCCAATTCGTCGGGCCGCCAGGGTCGCGTGGATCGTTGGTGTAGCCGCCCTCGTGAACCAGCAGGCGCGCCTCGCAGGCATCATAGGACGAAGCCGCCATCAGATGCCTCCATCGCCGGGAAAGAAGCAGGTTTCCTGGCCGGAATAGACGAACAGCGTCGGCTGCCCGCCCGGCGCGCGCTCGTTCCAATGGATGATGTCGTCGGGAATGCGCCGCCACGTATCGCCGTCGAGCCAATACCATTCGTCGCCGGCGGTCGTGCGGTTGACGTTGAACTTCGTCTTCACCACGTCCGCATGGTCGCAGCATTTCTTGAACGGGAAGCGCTCCTGCGCCGCCGGGGTCAGCTCCGCGTTGCGGTACCATTGCTGCACCGCGACGGGCGCACTCGCGTATTCCGCCCGCCAGCGCGGGCTGGCCGGAAGGGCGAACGCGACGAGGATGAGGACCGCGATCGAGAGAGGCCGCATGAGATGAATATACACTCACTCTTACGGCAAAGTCACTACCGGCGGTAGCGCGACACGGTCGGGTCGCCGACTTAGGGCGACGACGGCGCGTAGGGATTGAGGAAGGCGAACGGGGCCGCCTGGACCGCCGGGCGCATGAAAAGTGAATAGGGTCCCTGCGCCGCGGCCGCGTAGCCGGCGCGGGCGCCGGTCGTCGGCGCCGCCCAGCGATTGACCGCCCACATGCCGGGGCGCGTGTAGGGCAGCGTCGCTGCCGTGCCGGCCGCCATGGTGCCAGCGAGGACGTGCGGCTCGTGGATGTAATGCGCGGCCGCCGCAAGGCCGCCGATCAGCGAGGCCCGCTCGGTCGTGCCGCTCGATCCGACCTTGCTCGGCAATACCCGCTGGCCAGCCTCGCCGAATGCCTGCATCAGCGCGTCGCCGCGCGCAAACGCGCCGCGCGCGACCGACTTGTCTCCGGATCGGATTGCGGCGAGCAGATCAGAAGGCGTGAACACCCCGTCGCTGGTGGCGCGCCGGGCCGCGGCGCCACGCATGCGCGAGAACATCGCCCAGCCGGCATTGATGCGCGAAAGCTCGTCCGCCTGCGCCGGGTTGCTCCGCTCCAGGTTGGAGCGGATCGAACGGATCACGCCATTGAGCGCGCGCCCGAGGTCGCGCTCGGAAGCGATCTGCGAGGAGCTGTAGTTGGCGGCTCTGGCCGTAAGCTCGCTTTCGATGTTCTTGAGCATCGCCCCGTTCATCGGCGCCGGCGGCCCGAGCACCGTATCCACGATGTTGTGGAACTGGGCCTGTTGCGGCGCCGGCATCAGGTTCACTTCGTTGCGAAGGATGCCGTTCATGTCGACGGCAAATTGCCGGTCCGGAATGTAATGGAGGCTCGGCAGCAGATTGTCATAGGCGTCGCCGAGCTTCTGCTCGACCTCGCCGATGGTCTCGTGCCCGGCCGGCGTGCGCGGATCGAGCCGCTCGCCGATCGGCTCCAGCGCCTGGTTGCCGACCGCCCTGTTGAAGGATTCGACGGAACGCTGGCGCCCCGCCTTGATGAAGCTGCCGAGGATCGGAAAGCTCGAGGCCCGGTCCTCGATGTCCTTCGCCCACCCGAGGGGGCCCGGGAAAAGCTGACCGGGCGTCATGGTGACGCCGGCATCCGCCAGCGCCTGCTGGTCCGGCCGCAGCGTCGGCTTGATCGCGCGGGCAGCGAGCGGGCCCGCCGCCATGCCGCCGACGATCCGCGCCGGCATCTCCAGGCTCGTCCCCTGGAATGCCTCGCCGGCCGCCTCCGAGCCGACGCCCGACCCGACCGCCATCAATCCCTTGGCGATCCAGCCGCCTGGCCCGAACCAGCTGCCGGGATTGACGAGATTGCTGCCGACCGCCTCGGCGCCGCGCTCCATGAATCCGGTCGGTTGATGCAGGCCGAGCATCTGATTGGCCTGGTCGCCGGTCGGGATTGGCGGCCCGGCATTCGGCTGATCGGTGAATGCTCGCGCGCGGTCCTCCGACTCGATCTGCTCGCCGCGCGCCTGCTGGAGCGCCCATTGCACCGCTCCGGTGCCGAGCGATTCGAGCGCGCCGAGGAACGTGCCGTGCGGCGGCGCGGCCGGCTGATCGACTGGCTCAAACGGCTTATTCGGATCGAACGGCGGCGGTGCCGCCGGACCTGTCACGGTATCGAACGGGGCGTTCGGGTTAAAGGGGGGCGCGTCGGCCATCAATCAACCGCCCTATAGGAGCCATCCTGCTGACGCTCGTAGGTATGGCCATTCTGACGCACGCGTGTGGGTGGCACTGCGGCCGGTGCCGGTGCTGCTGCAGTAGGCGCAGGTGCCGGCTGTTGGGCGGCCGGCGCCGCCTCTCCTGGAGCCTTCGGCCGGCGCTTCTGGATCGCGGCGAGCGCGTCCTTCGCCTCGTCCGACACGAGTGACGGCGGATCCTTGCGCATGATCATGCGGTAGGAATGCTCGATCGAGGAGACGCGCGCGCCGATCAGCTCGTCGGACAGGAGCCCGATGTTCTCCTGCAGCTGGCGCGGCGATCCCGAGCTCGCCAGAAGCTCGCGCCAATTATTGATGTCCGCCTCCGCCATGGCACCGGAGCCGCGCAACAGGCGTGCCGCATCCAGCGCGGCGACCTCGCGCACCGTGTTGAACGAGGTGACGCGCGGATCGCCGGCCTGGGTGAGCAGCCAGTTCGTCACCGCGTTGGCGGCCGGGAAGTTGCCGTTGTCGAGCGCCGCCGCCTTGTCGCTCGCGACCTTGAGGTGGGGCAGCAGCTGGTTGACGGCGAGCAGCAGCTTGCCGGAATTGCCGTTGGGGGCGAGGTCGGACTGCATCCGGTTGCGCGCCGCCCAGGTCGTCTGATCCCAGGACGGGTCGTAGGCGTTGACCAGGTTGAGCACCTGCCCGCGCATCTTGAGCGGCACCGACGCGATCGAGGTGCGCCCCTCGTCGATCGCACGGATGGTCGCCGCCATCTTCGGGTCGACCTCGCGCAGGACCGACTCGTCGCGGATGTCGCCCGTCGCCGTCGGTGTCGAGGTTGGCGGCAGCGCGGCCTCGTCGTCGGTATTCTTTGGCGCCGCGGTATTCTTGTCCGTGATCGGCTGCCCGGTCGCGGCATCGACGATCTGGCCGTTCGGCAGGCGCCGCCCATAGACATTGAGCCCGAGCGCGTTCTGCCCGACCACGAACGGCTTCGACGCCTCCGCTTCCTGGTACGGCGTCATGTGGGTCTGGGCATACTGCCTCGTGCCGATCTCCGCCTGCTGATATGGCGTCATCTTGGTATACTGGTCGCGGTGGAACTGGGCGACCTGATCGAGCCGGCGCGCCGCCTGGTCGATGCTTTCCTGCTTCTGCTCCGCCGCGCGCTGGCTTTCCAGCGTCTTGACGCCCTGCAGGCCGCCGGCCCCGATCGCCGCCGCGGGCGAGATCGGCAAACCGCGCGCGTCCCGGCTGCCGGCCGCCGCCAGCGTCCCGAGGCCCGCCGTGATCAGGGGCATCCAGGGCGAGTTGGCGAGGCTCTGGCGCGCGTTCGGCGGCGCATAGGGGTTGGAAGGGGCGTCGTCAGGAAGGCCCGCCGTCGGCGTTGCGGAGGGCGGCAAATCGGCATCCTCGGCCGGTGGTGCCGCGGCGCTGATGTCCGGCCGCGCGCGCGGCAACGGCACGTCGGGGGCGGCCGCGAGCAGGTCGGGCGTATGGGCATCGCCCGGAATGAGGCCGGCGCCCTGCGTATTCCAGCGATTGGCGTTGTCCCATGCCTGGGCGACGCGGTCGTTCGGCGAGACGGGGACGCCGCCATCGTCCATGTGCTCGGCCTCGGAATACGGATGGGCGGCCCCGCCGCGGCGGAACATGCTGGCGACCTTGAGGCCGGTCGAGAGCACGTCGCCGAGACCGGATCCCTTGCCGCCGCCCGACGGGGCTGGCGTCGAGAGGTTGAGCTGCGGAATGCGCGGCTGGATCGCCGGAACGCCGCCCTGCGGCACGATACTTTGCGGCTCGGCGTCGATCGGCTGGGCATTCACCCCGGTCGGCAGGCGGATCGGGCCGCCCCCCGGCGCATCAGCGCCGGCGGACTGAAGATTGCGCGCCTCGACCATGCGCAAAAACGGGTCGCCCGAGACGGCCGGCACCATGTCGGCGTCGTCCGTCGCCCCGCCGGACGCATAGGGATGGATGCGGCCCCCGCGCGCGCTCGGCGCCTGACCGCCGCCCCCGCTTCCCTTGCCGCTGCCCCACCATCCCTGCTGATTGCCGAGCCCGTAGACGCCGGCGCCGGTCATGCCGAGGCCCGCGATGGTGCCGAGCCAGGACGGCCCCGGATAGGTCGTGGTGCCCTGCCCCGTGGTGGTGCCGCCAAGTCCCGGCGCGAGCGCCCCGGTGATGCCGGCGAGGAACTGGGCGTTCTGGTACGGCCACGCGATCTGCTGCAGCACGTTCTGGTAGGGCGCATTGAGCTGCGCCTGCTGTTCCTGCTGCTGCAGGCCGCCGGTGCCGAGCAGCATCTGTGCGCCCTGGAAGGCGGCGTTCTGCCCCGCCGTGCCGAGATTGGCCGTGCCGAACCCGGCCGACTGGGCGAGATTGGCGGCGTTGCCGTAGAGGTTGGCGTAGGTCTGCCCCGCCGCCAGCCCCTGCTGCTTGGCGAGCTCGGACTGGCCGACCGCGATGCGGTCCGCCCCGACCCCGCCCGCCGCCTGCGTGAGCGCACCCGTATTTTGCACGTTCTGCTGGCCGAAGATGTCCTGCAGGTTCGCCGTGACGTTGGCCGTGTACGGATTGAGGAAGCCCTGCGCGCCCGCCGGCGAGAAGTAGTTCGCCGCCGTGTTGATGTAGGGCTGCGCATAGCCTTGGTTCGCGCCGACCTCGTTGAACGCCTGCAGCTGCTGCGGCGAGAAGCCGGCAACCGGCGCCACGGGCGTGGAGAACGGCGTTCCCGCCACCCCCTGCGCGCGCGACAGCGCCGCCGAGATCGCCGCATAGGCGTTCGGGTCGGGCGTGTACTGCTGCGATTGGTTCGATTGAACCTGTTGCGAGCCTTTCGACCCTATTGTCGCCTCCTCAGTTCAGCGCATGCGCGGCGCTCGACGGCGCGGCGCCGTAGAGGAAAAAGGCGCCCGCCTTCGGCAGCGCGCGCTCGTAAAGCCGCACCTTGGCCTCGGTGCGCTCGGTCGAGATGATGCCGGTGAGCAGCGGCAGATGCGTCTCGTCGCTCTGCTGTTTCATCCAGTCGATCAGCGCGCGCGCGTGGTTGGAGCGCCGGCACTCCGGATCGACGAACACCATTAACTCTTCAAGATGTCTCTGCGTCGTGTACCAGAAGCAGGAGATGATCACGAAGGCGAGACCCTCGAGCCCGCCGCCCGGCGGCCCGATCACGCCGATGACGCCGCGCGGGCCGGTGTCGTCGGGTGGAATGACCTCGGGCACCAGGGCGCGCTGGACGAAGTATTCGACCTTCTCTGGGGCGAGCGGGAATTTGCCGTTCTCGGCGTGCGAGCACAGCAACAACTTCCACACGCCCATGTAATCCTCCGGGCGCGCGATGCGGACGATCGAGGGGGCGGCCATCGCTATCGCTTCGGCGGTTTGAGACCCTTCAAGGTCTTGATGTGCTTCTTGCGGGTGTTGATCACCCATGCGTCGAGAATCTTGTGAGCCTGATCGAGGGTGACGTGCGGATTGCCGGTCATCTTGCGCACGCCGGCGACGACGTTCGCGGGCGGGATCGCGACCTCGCCGCCGGCGGCGATGATTTTCGTCGGCGACGCGCCGCCGTCCTTGCGAACGGCCATGTGCCACAGATGCGGAATGGTCGGCCTGATCGGATGCAGTCCCGCACCGATGCCCTTGCCCAGCGGCGATCCGCCGGCCGGACCGAGTCCGAACATGTGATTGACGATGTCGGCGCCGGCGAGGCTGTTGCCCTGCCCGATCGCCGCGACATGATCGGCCGGCAAAATGTAGCTGCCGCCCTTGACCGTGATGGGCAAGGCGTCGGTCCTGCCCGGCACGGGACTGTGAATGAACCCCTCGTGCGCCAGCCGGTAGGCCCCGGCCCGCTCGACGAACGGCGTGGTGGCGCCGCCCCCGGCAAAGGCCGCCTTTCCGGGCGGCGGCCGGAACCGGCGCGCGATGTCGTCGAGCGCGCCGCGGATGTCGGCCTGCGTCTTGGAGCCGTAGATGGTCGGCGCGGCATAGAACGGAGCGTTGCCGCCGTCGGCGAACTTGGCGCCGTAGCGGCGGGCGTTATTGAGTGCAGCGGCCACCGCTTGGGCGTGCGGATGCCCTGCTGCCTGCATTTCCCGGATGTTGGTCCCGACCGCCGCGCGGCTGGGCGACTTAATCAGCGGCATGAAGTGATTTTACGCTCATTTGTTTGGTCGGGGAAGCCCCTTGCGGTGGGGGTCAGGAATTGCTCAACTCCCCGACTGCGGGGCACGCAGGGGGAAAATGGCCGCGAAATACGAGACGATCGGATCGCTTCAGGCGCTCCGCGGATTGTCGGCGCTCGCCGTCGTCTTTTACCACGCGGGCTATCTGATCGGCGGGTTCCACGCCGATTTTGGAGCCGTCGCAACCTTCTTCGTCATCAGCGGCTTCATCATGTGCTTCATCGCGGAGCGTGAACCGGCGGATTTTTTCCAGCGACGATTGATCCGTATCGTGCCGATGTACTGGCTCTGCACCATCGTTCTCGCGCTGGTGGTCGAGCGATCCGCGTTCTTCCGGTTCTGGAACTGGCATGCGGATTTTACGACCTCCCTATTCCGCAGCCTGCTCTTCCTGCCGTCGGCGGACGCGCCGATGCTCGGGGTCGGCTGGACGCTCAATCTCGAAATGTATTTCTACGTGCTGTTCGCGGCGGCGCTCCGCATCAGTCCGAAACATGCCCCGATCCTGACCGCGGCGGCCGTTGTCTCAATCCTGAGCCTGCCGGCATTCGGGTGCGCCGCGACCGTGTGCAAGGTCTACGCTCATCCCTACGTCTATTTTTTCCTGTACGGGATCATCCTCTATTACGCGTGGAGTTTCCTGCGCACGGCGCCGCCATCCTCATCGTTCGGATACGCGGCTTGGGCGCTCGTCGTTCTATGCTACGTCGTTCAAGCGGCCACGTCTGACGCCATCTATCCGGTTGTCATCGTCGCGGCAGCGTTGCTCGCGTCGACCGCAAATGCCGATCTTCGTTGGCGCCCGGCGATCATCTTGGGGGACGCCTCGTATTCGATCTACCTCACCCACACGATCGTCATGCGGCTGATCAATGCGGGCGATTTCGCGAGCAACAGCCTTGCGGCATCCATTGGCGTCATGGCGTTGAGCGGGATGATCGGAGTCGCTGCCCATATCCTGATCGAGCGGCCCCTTACGGTCGCCGTCAAGCGGTCGTGGCTCAGCCGGCGCGGATCAAGGTCAGGCCGCCGATTGCGGTCGGCTGCACCACCGGCGCGCCGATCTGGCTAGAACTACCGTAGGTAATGCCGGTTTTGGCCGACTGCGTCGTGTTGAAGGATGTATTGTTGGTGGCGCCATCTCCGGCCAAAAATGCAACGGCATTCACGCTGCCAGATCCGCCACCGATATTCTCGGTATGAAGGTGCCCGGGGTCCGAAAGCTGTGGCAGATGCAGGCTTGACAGCGTCGTCGTCTGACCTCCGCCCGAGGCAAACAGCGTGTTGCCATCCACGCCGCCAGAGGAGGTCATGCGGCCGGTTCCCTGGTTGAGATAGCCGCGCACGCGGCCGCGCAGGTCCGGCAACGTCGTGCCGCCCATGATCACGGTGAGTTGTGGATAGGTGGCCGACGAGAAAGTCGTTCCGTCGCAGTTGAGATATGGCGGCACGGTGCAGCCCGACACCCACGCGGGCACCGACGAGCCGCAATAATCCCAATAGCCGCCGACCTGCGGGCCGAGATTCTTGAACTTGAGGTTCGTCCCGTCATTGTAGCAGTCGAAGCCCTGCCCCGGTGGACAGACGATCGCCTGCCCGCCCGCGACCGTGGTCTGCAGCGTGATCGTGAACGCGCTCGATCCCGTGCACAGGTGCTCGACCGTGTACGGCTTCTTGAACGTGGACGGGAAGGTGATCGTCACGCTGCCGGTCAAGGTCGACTGGAACGTGATGATGTTCGACTGGAACTGCGCCGCCGACAAGGTCACGTTGGCGTTGTTGAGCGTGATCTTCGACTGGCCGCCGGCGACGAGGTCGACCAGCGTCATGTTGTTGTTGACTGGTGTATCCCACGTTCCCACGTCGTCGCCGCGGGCGGGCTCTTCCAGGTTGATGTTCGCCGTGAACGTCGAGGCCATCGCTCAGCCCTTCACTGGTTGTAGTAGGGGAATTTGACCGTCGTCCCGCTCGACAGCGTCACCAGCAGGAAGCCCACCGGCTGCGACGACGTGAACGTGATCGCGCCGACGGACGACGGCGCCACGGTCGACGACGTGGTCGCCTGCGGGAAGAAGCTCTTGAACGTGTTGGTCAGGTTGTTGAGCCCGGTCACACCCTGCTGCATCGCCGTGAGAAGATCGGTCAGTGAAGCCATTCAGCGCCTCCCCGATTGCGCGAAGCGGAAGCGGATGCGGCCGAGCCGCCAGAATTCCGAGCTCGCGTTGCTCTGCACCTGCATCGACAGGTAGCGGTTGCGAATGCGGCAGTTGACATAATTGGTCGTATTGCTGACAACGAACGGCCCGTAGGTCGTCGCCGTGTCGCTCAGGTTATCACAGCCGAAGAAGGTGATGGCGACCGACGAGGTTTGCGCGCCGGACCGCGTGCCCCAGATGAAGTCGGGCATGATCAGGTCGACGAAAGGAATATCGGTGCCCTCAGACAGCGTGAACCAGCCGGTGCGGAAGGTCGGCAGTCCAGCCCCCGTGATGTTGTTGCCGCTCTCGTGCTGGTAGATCTGCCCGGAGGCGTCCGCCCCGATCGGCATCCCCAGGGCGGACACGTCCGCCCACGCGGTGCGCGTGAGCGTGCCGTAGTCCCATTCGTATTCCTGCCCCTCCATGTGCACCTTGACGTAGCTGTCGTTCTCGCCGGTCGAGTTGGCGGACGGGTAGAACCAGGCGATCTCGTTGAAGGCCGAGTTGACCGCGACGCGCACCTTCGACTGGTTGGCGGCGGAGAGATTCTGGAACACCGCGTCCCACACCGTGCACGGCAGCGGCGCGGCGCCGTTCGGGCCGAGGGTGAAGAAATTGTTGGTGCTCATCCAGTAGGGCGCGCCGGCCAGCACCCCGCAGGCGTGCGGGCCGATGAAGCCGCAGCCGGTGCCGACCCGGTTGAAGTTGAAGATGACCGTGCCGCCCACATAGGTCATCGTCCACACGTCGACGTCGGTCGAGATCAGGGCGTATTGCGGGCACTGCAGCCCGCCGACGATCTTCGAGCCGGTCGGGATGTGGAACGAGCCCGCGGTGGTCTGGTTGGAGACCGTCCAGTTGGTGTAGTCGCCGGCGTTCGACCAGCGCACGATCAGCGGGTCCTGCACGCCGCTCGCCTGCACCGAGCGCCATGCCACCAGGATCTGCTGCGGCATCGACACGAAGATGCCGCCGTTGAAGAACGGCGCCTGGTTGACCACCTGCGCGTTCTGGAAGCCGAAGTCGGCCGACCAGGCGTAGATCGGCCCGTCGGTCGGGCACATCAGCAGGATTTCGCCGAAGTTGTCCTGCGTCCAGTCGGTCGCCGTGATCGGCGTGCCGGCCGCGCCCGACTGCGCCGTGCCGGTGCCGAAGCCGCCCGATCCGAAACCGCCGGCGCCGAAGCCGGAGCCCGCCTGGGTCGGGCCGAGTGTGACGTAGTAGACGAGCTGGGCGAGGCCGCCGTTCATCGTCGATGACGCGGTGGCGCTCGCCTGCTGCGTCGCGTTGATGGTGAAGTTGGTCGAGTCGGTGACCGAGGCGATCTGGTACTTGCCCTGCACCGTCAGTCCGCCGACGCTGGTCGCGGCGATGAACTGCTGGAAGAGCCCAGTGGTCGCCGTGAAGCCGTTGTTCGGCAGCGTCACCGTCACGGTGCCGGAGCCCGACGAGGCGGCGAACACCGGCAGGATGCCGCTCGACGTCACCGTCGCGGTCGCGTTCGCGGTCAGCGCGATCGTGTAGGTCGACGAGCCGCCGACCGAGTGGATCGGATAGGCGCCGTTGAGCAGGAAGCCCGCGATGGCGACCGGGGTGTTGAAATACACCGTGTTGAAGGTCGACGCGCTCGAGCCGCCGTCGACGATGGTGACGAGGCAGGAACCGTTGGTGGTGGAGAAGTTCGGCGCCGGGTTGGTGGTGTTGGTCTGCGGCGTGATGTCCTGCGCCGAGCCCGACGTGATCACCACCACGTTGCCAGTCGCGGCGGCGGACAGCCGCTTGGTGCCGTTGATGTCCTGCCAGGGATGCAGGTCGCGGATGGTCGACGCGATGGTGAAGCCGACGTAGTTGGTCCAGCCGCCGTAGCTTTGCAGCAGCCCTTCCTTGAAGCGGATGAGCTGCGACTGCGACACTCCCGCCTGGTTGGCGGAGAGCGTGAGCTGGGTGTCGACACCAGGCTTGAGTTGGACGGCGCTGCGCGGCATCGCTCAGGCCCGCGGCGGCGTGGCGAGGGGCGACGGCACCGCGGCCGTCCAGGCCGGCCCGTAGAACTTCTTGCGCAGCTCGTCGCGGTTGGCCGTCTCCAGCAGCGCCCGATAGGTCTGCTCCCACGATTGCGCCATCTGCGGATTGTCGGACTGCGCGCCGAAGTCGCGCATGTAGCCGGTCGCGAACACCATAGTGGCGGCCATGAACAGTTCGGGGACGTTCTGCGTGAGCCAGGTCGAGGAGTTGGCGGACGACAGCGGCGTCGGGCGCTGCGTGCCGTACACCTCGACGCCGTAAGGCTGGTCGGGCGCCGGGCCGAACATGATCGTGGTGTCGTTGAGCCGCGCCCAGAACGCCGGCTGCCCGGTGTTGGACGACGCCGCCGACGGATAGGTGGCGTTGATGTAGTCGGGCGAGACCGCGTAGAGCTGGTTGCGCGTCGCCGCCGAGGACGGCGCGCCCGCTGATGTCAGGATGCTCACCTGCTCGACCACCAGATAGGTGCCGGAGGCCGTCGACAGTGCGAGCGTGCGCGTGCCCGACGAGCAGGTGCCGGAGGCGTCGGTCACGTATTGGGCGACCAGGTTGAGGTCGCGGTAGACACGGCCCTCCGCGTAGTCGATCGCGCCCGGCAGGAAGGTGGCGAAGTTCGCATCCGCCGACGACACCACCATGATGTTGGCGAGCTGCGAGACATACGAGGCGTAGGTTATGCTCATGTCAAATCTCGTTCGCCGCCGCGTCCGACACGCTGATCACCAGCCCCGCCACGGCGACGTTGGAAATGCCGTCGCCCTGCAGCGCGAAGCGGTGATAGCCGTAGGCGCCCCCGGACGGCGTGAAGCCGAGCGTCTCCGCGACCGTCCCGGCCGTGGTGCCGCTCGACAGCGTCGTCCACGTCGCGCCGTCGTTCGATCCCTGGAACAGCCAGCCGGTCGCGCCAGAGCGCAAAAACGCCATGTCGTTCGGCGCGTAGGCGGTCGCCGACGACACCGTGTGGGTGATCGCCGCGACCGTCGACGGCAGCGAGATCGTGGTGCCGTCGGCGTTGCCGTTCCAGTTCTTGCCGACCGTGTTGCCGAAGCTCGAATCGGAGATCAGCTTCGCCGCCGACTGGCCGAACGGCTTGTTGACCAGCGCGGTCGTGACCGTGGTGAAGGCCGACGTCCCGGTCGACTGCAGCGTGAGCGGCGCTTGCGCGAACGCCGCGTCGAGCCCGGCGTTCTGCGTCATCGTGCCGATGTTCGCCCCGAGGCTCGATCCCGGCACGAACATGTCGATGACGTTGTAGCCGAGCGGGGAGAGCGGATTGTCGGCGTTGGCGTAGTTCTCCGGCCGCGCGTTCATCACCGGCACCGGATCGGGCGGCAGCACGATGGTGCGGCCGGATTCCTGCGGGCGGTCGAGACATGAGGCACAACAAAGTATGCGCAAGTTTTTTAGTCGAGGCCCGAACTGCCAGTCGTACTGCCAACTGAGATTGCGCAGATTGTCCATGCGGCCGCAGCGGTCGCAAATACCGAGCGCCTGCGGATGGCGCGGGTCGATGCGGGCATGTCCGTGCTGGCGCATCGGCTAGCGCCAGTAGCCGCCGACGGCCGGCGTGATGTAGAGCGGCACCGCCTCGGTGTCCTGCGCCGCCGCGATCAGCCACGCCTCGTCGGCGTCGCTCTTGCGCAGCTGCTCCAGCTCCGGCCGGTAGATGCGGGCGAGCCGATGCGCCACCGCGGCCGTGAGCGCGTCGAGGAAGCGGTAGATCACCTCGATGTTGGCGCCGTTGGTGATGGTCGCGTCCTGAATTTGCCGAACCCGGTAATAGAAGAACTCGTAGGAATAGGCGGCGTCGGGTGTGAGGTAGAACGTCACGGTCGGCGAGATCAGCCGGTCGAACCAGAACTGCGACGGGAAGCCCTGCGTCGTCTTGACCGAGATCGCCGCGTATTCGCTGCGGCTGATCTGGTAGAGATAGCGATCGGTGGCCGGGCTGCCGTAGCGCAGGAAGCCGTCGAGGATCATGGTCGTCTCGGCCGGGATCGAATAGGTCGCCGAGCCGGCGAGCAGCGGGAACGACTGCAGGTCGACGGTCCACAGGTTCGGCTGCAGGTTGTTGAACTTCACCAGCGCGAGGTTCATTTCCATCACGGCGCGCTGCATGTGCGCGGCGGTGATCTCGGTCGGCCGGATTTGGATGCGGTCGAACGCAGTGAGGATGATTTCTCCGCCCGACGGATTAAAGTTGTACGAACCTGACAGTTGCACGCTTGGCGAGAACATGGCGTCAGTTCCCCGAGATCAGCCGGAGCGAGCCGGTGGTGGCGGCGGTCTGGCCCGGCGCGTTGACCGACCAGTTGACGGCACCGATGGCCGCGACCGAGGTCGCCCAGGTCGCCGTGAAGGTGGTGCCGGAGAGCGTCATTCCGAGCGACGTGCTCGCGGTCGAGCCGGCGGCGGCCGTGTAGGTGATGGTCAGCGTCGCCGACGACGGCGTGGTCGCCGCCCCGGTCGAGTCGAAGAACTGGGCGACGAACTCGGCCGAATTGCCGGACGTGACGTTGACTGGCATGGTCCAGTGGCACCAACCGATGAATGTTGGCTCAGTTTTACCACGGCTTGGAGGGCCGGTCTATCAGCCGGGTACGGTCTCGATGACCGTCACGGCGGCCGGGTAGGCCTGCGCCGTCAGGCTGGTCGGGGTCACCGGGCTCATCTGGAAGGCGTTGCTCTGGAAGGCGTCCTGCTGGAAGGCGGCGGCGACGGGGCTGAGGATCGCGATCGGCGTCTCGATGTTGCCGACCGCGGCCTGCGGCGGGACGATCTTCTCGATGATGGTGACCTTGGCGCTCACGCCTTCTCGCTCGGGTCGAGCAGCGGATAGGCGCGATAGATCACCACGGGGCCGTACAGCTTGGCTAGCGCTTGCTTGATGATGGTGACCTGCTCGCTTTTCAACTCGACATCAGTCGCGTCACGCACCTTGACGGCAAGCATCCCTCGCTCGAACTTCTTCTCTCCCGAAATGTTGCGCTCGTCCTCGAAGCTCGCGCACAGCGCATGCGCCGCCGCGCGGCCGAGGGTGAGATCGATCGGCGCCGCCCCAGTGCCGGCCGATGCCATGGCGATCTCGTCGCGGATGGGACGGTCGTCGAAGTCGCGCAGCACGGCCGTAAAGTCGATCGACAATTTATTTCTCCATCTCTTGATTCATCAAGCGTTCGCTCCCTTGATGACGACAAACTGGAAAACCGGCTGCTCAGTGGTCGTCCCGCCCGTGGTGGCGAACGTGATCTGGAAGCTGCCGGCGGCGATGTTGGTGACGAATATCTCGTATTTGTCGGTGCCTGATTTCTGGTTGACTTTTATGACATCAGTTGCCGCAACGGCGGTATTGCTCACCGTGAAGGACTGAAACGAGGCTGAGCCGGCCGCACTCACGAGCGTAATGGCGCCAGTCACGTTGTTGAGGGTGACGCCCGTGGTTCGGCTGGTTGCCTGGGTGACGGTGCCGCCTGCTCCCGTGGCGTAACCGATGCCGGAGGTGGCGCCGGTGGACGTGATGCCGGCGCTCGCCTGCAGCGCGCCAGCGCCCGGATCGGTCGTGCCGGCGCCGATGATGAGCCCGGCCTTGAGCAGCATCGCCTGCGCGCGTGTCGTGCCGCCGGCCGCCGTCGTATCAAATTCGATACCGCAGCCCTGATTGGTGCTCGACCAGACGCCGGACTCGGTCGAGACAAAGAGTATCCGCCCCTTGGTCGCAGAGGTCCAAGTCGCCGCGCCGGTTGCTCCGCCCGCAACTATTCCACCGATGAGAGACCCCGCACCGAGGGCCGTTGGGCTCGCGCCGGTGCCCTCCGCGCGCATGAACTGGTTGATGCCGGCCTGGGCAAACGTAAACGTCGCGTAGCCGCCACTGGCAGAATCTGCCCCTACGAAGACCAGTCCATTTGTCGTGACGCCGCTGGCGGAGAACCCGGTCGAGACGTTCTTCGAATAGGTCCAGAAACCTTGCGTCGGATTGGTCTCGGTGCCGAAGCCGATGTTGCCGCTGGAGAGCATCGTCCAGCGCACGCTGCCGCCGGTCGTCATCGTGATCTTGTCGCCTGACGGCGCGCCGTTAGACGTGCTCTGCAGGTTGAGCGTCGAACCTGCGGCTGATCCTCCGAAGACGGTTGCGACCGTGAGGTTTACCGAGCAGGTGATGCCGGATGTCCCCAAAACCGCAAGATCGGTGATGGTGCCGACCCCGTTGCGCGCGGCGATGCGAACCTTGTTGAAGTAGGTCCCTGACCCGGAGGAGCCGTAGGCGACAAGCTCGAGCGCGCCGGGGTCCGCGCATTGCGTAAGAGTGCTGTCGGGATGCGCAATGATGTAGCCGCCTCCGGTGCCGTCCACATTGAGGTCGGAGCCGCTGTAGAGCCGCGTCGAGGTCGGTACCGCGCCCGGCTCTTTCCAGCCGAGCCCCATCGAGTTCGCGCCGGTGCCAAACCAGCCGTTTGTCGTGAATGATCCCGCGAACGTCGAACCTTGCAGGTCCATGTGGGTACCGTCGATGACCGTGATGGTCCACACGCCCGTCGCATTGGGAACGCCGCCGACGCCGCCGACCTGAATGACGTTGCCGGTCGCTAGCCCCGTCGTGCTTGCAGTGAGGCGAATGAGACCGGAGCCGTTGTTGACGGCTCCGGTGACGGTGGTGACGAGATCACCGAACGATCGCACGTCGCCGACCAGGATGTCGCCGAAAAGGCGGATGCCCGGCCCGGTCGAGTCGCTCATGGGCGAAAGGTTGGGCTGCTGAGCGAAGACGTTCCCGACGTGGAGAATCCCGTATTCGGTCACCCAGATCGGCACCGGCGAGGGAAGGTCGGACGAGAGTTTCAGTGCCTTAACGGCGCTGCCAGAGCCGAAATTCTGCGTGCCGTCGTAGGAGAGGCTCCATGTGCGAACGGACGGGCTCTGTAACTGCAACATCGTCGCTGCGGAGAAGATGTGTGTTGCCGACCACGTTGGCGCGATGGCCTGCGAGAGCGCGGGCGCGCCATCGGAACGCATCGCGGTCGTGGCAACACCATTGACCGCCGTCAGGCCGATCGATGCGGTCGGATTGGCAAAGCCTGAGAACGATCCCGGAAGATCAGTCGCCGTAATTGTGCCGACCGTGAGGGCCGCGCCAGCGCCGGATTGCTTGACGTATTGGCCGGCGCCTCCGGTTGCAGAGAAATCTGTCGTTCCGGCCGGGAGTGTGATCGTATTCGCCCCGGCGACCGCCGCGGCCTTGAGTATGATTGTGCCCGATGTCGCGCCCGCGAGCAGCAGCGTACCGGAATTGAAAGTCTTGTTTCCCGTAACGGCCTGCGCCGCACCGAGACCCATCACAGTGTCCGACGCGCTCGGGAACGTCATCGTCGTCGCATCGGCGCCGGCGAGCGTGAGCGAGTTGTTGACGGTCAGGGTCTTCGACGCCGCGCCGAACGCGAGCGTGCCGCCGTTGGTCGCCACCGTGAAATTGCCGGCAACCGTGATGGTCGAGGTGCCGTTGTTGACGCCGGTCCCGCCGTTGGCGCCGCCGAGGATGCCGGCGACCGCGCTGGTGCTGGCGAGATTGATCGCCCCGAAGGCGAGCGTCGATCCGGCCGAATCGACCCGCAGGACCTGGTTCGCGGTGCCGGTGATGTCGGCGACGCTGGTGGCGGCCGATCCGGTGACGCCAAGTACTGAGAGGCCAGCGGCCGAAATCGTGTGCTGCGCGTTCCAGTCGGTCGGGGTGACCAGGGCGGTCGGCGGCGCGATGGCCGTGACGCTGGAGACCTTGGCGTGGGTGAGCGAGAGCGTCACCGCTCACCCCGGCGGCGCGAGACGAAGCTGCTGGTTCTCTTGCTTGAGCCGGTCGTTCTCGTGCTGCAGCAGCCTGATCTGGTCGGCGACGCCGGCCCAGATGTTCTGCACGTAGTCCATGTCCTCGTCGGCGCCGCGCAGGTAGGTCAGGTTGTTGGCGAGCTGCGCGTGCTGGTTCGACATGTCGTTGATGCGGCCCTTGATCTCCTGGCGCCGCGCCGCCAGTTTGCGGCCGAACGGATGCGAGTCGCTGTAGCCGTAGAGCGGCGGCGACTGCATGATGTCGGATTCGTGCGGGGCCGAGACCGTGATGCCGCGCGTGCGGGCGATGTGGCGGAAGAAGAAGAAGCCGGGCCGCTGCAGGATGTATTCGTCGCGGCTCGCCATGTCGATGCCGTAGAGCGCGATCTCCTTGGCGCCCTGCTTCATCGCGAACGCCATCATCCAGGCGAAGGACGACGTGAAGAAGTCGTTTCCGAACTCGGCGACCAGCTCCTCCATCGGGAAGGTGGTCGCGTTCGGCACCTGCACCTGGTCCTGCATGTAGACCGGGCAGGTCAGCGTCTTGAGCCATTCGAGGTAGGGCGGACCGTAGGCGGCGTGCTCGGGCCACAGCAGGTTGGCGTGGATCTCGAACCAGGCGTCGAAACGCGGAATCTGCTTCATGTTGCCGGGCGAGCAGGCCCAGATCGTCCACGACGGGTCGCCATAGGGGGCCAGCATGCGCGAGGACGGTGCGGTGCCGATCAGCGCGACCTTGAGCGGCTTCGACTCGGCGACGGGGGCAGGCTTCGGCTCGGCCGGCAGGGCGGGGGACGAGAAGGCGTAGGGCATCATCTCCCCGGTCGCCAACGGCTCATGCGCCGCGACCACGTGCGGGGCGCCGCCATTGGCGCGTTGCTTGTCGGCGAAGGTCGGCGTCAGGATCCCCATCAAGCGGCCTCAAAAGAGTGAACGACCGCTCTAATCTATGCCCTATCCGATGCCCGCCTGCAAGACGGTGGCGTCGAGCAGATAGGTCGAGGACGACGAGGTCAGCGTCATCCGCCAGTAGGCGACCGGGAAGGAGATCGATGCCGTCGTCATGGTCCCGGACGAGCCGAAATTCGCCCCGCTCGAGCCGACCGCGCCGGAAATGCCGGTCGAGGCAAACACCGACGGCACTGTGACGTTCGGGTTGGGATACGTCCCGGTAACGTCGTCGAGGGTGAATTCCCATGTCGCCGAGGCTTGCGACGAGTTGAGAACGACCGCGGCCGACAGGTTGATCGGCGTGGTCTGCCAGTTGGCCGGCTTCCATGGCGTGCCGGCCGCCGAGGAGACACCGATGAGGACCGGCACGTTGGCATTGGAGGAGAATCCTATCGCCGTCACGGTCAGGAAGTCCGACAGCGTGGTGGCGTTGGTGCCCGCGCCCGCGGTCGACCCAGTGACCGATTCAACCACCGTCCCGCCGCCTTCCCGCGTGCCCGTGAACGTGAGCTTGAGCGAGGAGGTATCGGCCGCCGTCGAGGTGAAGACGATGCGCCGCTGGGTATCGAGCGGCATGTTGGACGAGTTCACCGTCGCGACCGACGTCGCCGCCGTCGACACGCTGCCGACGAGGTTCGACGACGCCAGGGTCGTGATCTTCTTGGTGACGTAGATCGGCTGCATGTCAGTGGTGCATGCCCTTCAGCGTCTTGGCGAGGCCCGCCATCCGGCGCACCCGCGGGTTCTCCGAATGGCGGGCCTTGGCGAGCTTCGCGGCCGGGATCTTCTCGCCCTGCGGCACATGCAGGGCGCGATGCAGGCCGCCCGGATGCTTGATCGCTGCCTGGATCCAGTGGGCCTTACCACCCGAGGCGTAGCCGCCTACGCTCCCCGGTGCGCCGAGCTGAAAGGGTGCTTGTCGCTGCCGGCGCGGCCGCCGCGCGCGAAGCGGTGCTTGCCCTTGTGACCGTGCATCTTGTGGCCGTCGTGATGCTTCACGCGGCCGCCGTGCTTCCTCTCCTCGGCCTCGTGCTCGACGTGGCTGCCCTTGCCCTCGTAGACCACGCGGCCGCCCTTGGCGCGGTGATGGACCTTGTGGCGATGCGCCATGGTTCGCTCCTTCCGTTAGTTCGACGAGAACTGCGTCAGGCCGACGAGGCCGGACGGGTAGCTCGATCCCTGCGAGACACCCTGCAGGTTCTGCACGCTCGGCGAGATGAACATCACGATCTTCCAGTTCGACGCATTCGACACCGAGCCGACGACGCCAGACGTCGCGATCGTGCCGCGCACGTCGCCCGTGGTGTTCGACGCCGCCGAGGTAACCGCGAACGTGTGCGCGCCAGTCGAGATGTTGACCAAGGTCGCGCTCGACGCCGGGCCGGCCCACACCGTGACATAGGCCGGATGATCGACCCGCAGCGGGAAGCCGAACACGTCGTTCAGCCCGACCGTGACCACGGTCGAGCCGATCGCGCCGTTCACCGTCGAGGGCACGATCGAGGAGATGTACTTGTAGGCCTTCTTCGAGTTGACCGAGATCGAGGCGCCGACCACGGTCTCGGTGACCTTCTGGCCATAGAGATCGCGGCCATAGATCGACCACGCCTCCGCACTCGACCCGTTCGAGGAGCCGTTGATGTTGAGCGTGCGGGTGACCGCCTTGGTCGGGTCCCAGATGTTGATGCCACCGGAGACGCCGAACGCCTGACCGCCCATGGCGCCGTCGATCGGTCGGATCGACACCGTGCCGCCCTCGTAGGCGTTGATCGTCACCGCCGCGCCGAAGCCGAGCGACGTGTTGGTCGCGAGCGTGAGCGCGGTGCCGCCGGTCGGCACCTGCGCCGACGAGACGTTGTTGGTCGAAGTGGCCGACGGCGCCTGATCCACCACCGGGCCGCCGAAGGCGCCCGCCCACCCGTAGAATGCCTTCGACGAAGCCTGCCCCGGCTGGAAGCAGAACGGCGGCCGCGGGTCGACCATCATCTCGCCGAGGTCGACGACCGAAGGCCCGCGATCCGGGTTGTGCTCCAGGTCCGCGCCCGACGAGGTCAGCGTGACGCCGAAATTGACCTGCGGGCCGCTGTTTGCAGTGACGCTCATGCGCGCAGCCCCTTACGAGGTGGGATAGGTGCCGTAGAGGGAGCGCCACTCGTAGTAGGCCGGGATGTAGCGCTGATAACCCTTGACCAGCAGGTTGTCGGTCGTGAACTCGACGCTCATGTCCGACTCGAACGGCTTGCGCTCGAAGAACACGAGGCCATCGATGTTGGTCTTGACGAACCAGGCGAACGACGAGGTCAGGTAGTCGTAGACGAAGTAGCCCTCCTTGAAGGACTGCTCCATTTCCTTGACCGCGTTGATGTCGTTGTTGCCGGTGCCGACGCGCAACTCGGAGCGGAACAGGCGCGCCGCGATCGGCTCCAGATTCGCCGGGACGATCAGCTTCTGGCCGCGCGCGTGAATCTTGAGACCGGCATTGCTCTTCCAGGTCGAGCGCACGGTGATCGCGGCGTTGAGCAGCGAGGTCTCGTTGAGCGAAACGTCCGGCGAGGGCTGGTTGGCGATGGTCGCGCCGTCGATCGGGTGCGCCGTGTTGATCAGCGAAACGCCGTCGCCCTGGGTCACGACGTTGAACACGTTGCCGTTGTTGAGCACGTTCGCGGCGTAGACCTCCTCGGTCTCCTTGAACGCCTCCATCAGGCCGTCGTTGTTCGGCCCGAACTCGTTCTTGTAGAGATTGTCGTCGATCGCCTTGCGGGTGATCGCGTACATCAGGCCGATCTCGAAGTGCTCGGCGTTGTAGATGTAGCGCTGCCCCATGTTGTTGTCGGCGGCGGTGGGCTGGCCCTCGTTCTTGAGCTGGGCGTAGCCGAGGTAGCGCATCGCGGCGCGGCGCTCCAAAGCCATGTTCGACTGGACGCGCTTGAAGATCTGCGGCCACTGGCGCTCGATCTGCGGATACTTGCCGTCGATGCCCCACAGGCCGGGGAGCAGGAGGTCGCGGATTTGACTGAGTGCGACGGGCATGGTGGGCTCCCCTTACGACGACCGCGCCGTCAGATTGAGACGGTCGCAGTTGTTGAGGCGGACGAGCACCATGTTCGCCGCGGTAGTGTTGTCGGTGCCGTTGACGAAGGCGTTGCTGGAGAGGTTGCCGGGGTTGGCCGGCGGCGCGTAAGCCGAGTAGAAGTCGACGATGCGGAACGGCAGCGTGTTGGTCGAGCCGACCGTGGTCGACTGCAGCGCGACGTTGGAAAGGCCGGAGGTGGTGTTGCCGCTCGACGAGTTAGCCGTGAAGCCGGCGTTCAGGCCAATGAACGATGAGAGCAGCGTCTGGACCGTCGAGCCCTGGACCAGGAACAGCGCGCTCGGATCATCGATGATCCACGCCTTGATGTCGCCGGTCGAGTTCGAGATCGTGCCGTTGTAGAAGTTGTGCCAGATGGTGCGGCCGACCGTGGGGTTGTACTGCTCCATCCCCATGAAGACGCCGACGATCTGGCTGTTGCCGCTCGTGGCCTGGGTGATGTAGCGCCCGTTGTTGTTGGCGCCTCCGGCCGATGACGTGATGACCGGGTCGCCCTTGAAGATCGTGCTGGCGTCGGAGGTGCCGATCCAGACGGGGGTGAGGCCGGCCGTGGGCGAGCCGCCGTCTTGGCGGCCGAACCACTGAAAGCCTCCGGTGGGATTTGCGAGGGTGTTCGCCACTGATAGCTCCTCATGTCGACCGGCCCCGCGTCCACGCGGTTTTCGGTCACATCCGAGCCATCACGGCGTGCGATGGTTTAGGCTTCGGGCGAGCGCCGCCCATGAAGCAATGAACGACTATTATACTGGTTCACGCGATTGCGCAAGTGGGGGCCGGCGCTTCGGCCGGAGACGGTCGCGTTCCGCCTTCCAGCAACGCTGACAGAGATCGTGATCTCGCCCCGGGGCGACCATTCTCCCCCAACCCGGTCGCCGGGCGATGATCGGGCGCCCGCAGATGGAGCATCCGCGGCGTGCCACAGGATCACTCCGGAATTTCGATCCGCTCGCGCGTCACGTTGATACGGTTCTGGCTGCGTGCCGAGGGATGATCGGCCCCGGTCACGCCCGGTATGCCCTGCCCGATCTCGGCCGCCTTCACCTCCAGCGGCGCCCGCGCCAGTGCCCGCTCGCGCTGCTTCGCCCGCTGGTGCACGCCGACCGGCCGCGCCACCAGGAAGCAGTCATCTTTGGCGATGTAGTCGTCCATGCCCTTGGGCAGGAACATGCCGTCGAGCAGGCCGTCGAAGTCGCTGTTGTGCACCGGCGTCCAGCCGCCCTTGACCGAGCTTGCCACCTGTCCCCGCGCCTCCTGGCCGCGCACCGTGCGGGTGTGCCATTCGAGCGCGATGCCGTCGCGCCACAGCGATTGCACGATGTCGTCCGGGATCTTCAGCGTATCGGTGCCCTCCTCGCCGACCATGAGCGCGGTATCGTCGTCCCAGTTCGGCCGCGCCTTCATCTTGGAGAGGAGCGACGGCTTGGCGGCGAGCCGCTGCGGCGCGGGTTCGGCTGCGGGTGCGGCGGGCTTGCGGGCCGGGCGGCCGGGCTTGCGCGGGGCGAACGGGTTGGGCTGGTCGGTCATGCTTCTATCTCCTCAAACGTGAAGCCAATCGCTCGGGAATCATCGCTCTTGGTAATGCCCCTGGGCCTTCAACTCATTGAGGCGAATCAGGTTCTTCGCATATTCGGTTTCCGAAATTCCGCTGATCCGAGCTGCGTCCCTCTGCGCCGGCGACAGCGTGATGGTGCGACTCTGCGGCCGGCCGGTCGAGAGGTTCGGCGCGTCGCGGGAAACGGGGGCGGACATGGGCGGGCTCCTTCGGGTCTGCGGTTGCGGTTCAGGCTCGGGATCGGGTACTGTCGGCGACTTGCGAATGCCGAGATGCGTCTCCAGCGCCTCGAAATATTCCGGCGTCCACGCCTGCTTCCGCTGCACCTTCACGACGTAGTTGTGGGCCGCGCCGATCTGCTCGTTCTTGTCCTGATCGTTCATGTATTCCGGGCGGGCGCGCAACCACGTCTTGGCCGGCTCTGGAAGCGCTGCGATCTTCGCCTCGAAGTCATGCGCTTGGGGCGGCGGGTCGGGGCGCTTCTTCTCTTCCTCGCGGCGCGCCTCGATTGCGACCTTGCCGTCCTCGAGCTGTACCAGCCGCGCACCCGCCGTCGACATGCGCCGTTGCGCGGCGGCTGCGGCCTTCCAGTCCTGCGCGGCGGCCGCGGCCTCGTAATCCGATTCGGCCTTCTCCAATTCGGCCTGCGCCGCACCGATCGCGTTGACCACCGTGTCGTATTCGGCCTGCTCGCGGCCGGCCCGCTCGCGGGCGAGATTGGCCTCGGTCTCGCGCGCCTGCCGCAGCGCCGCCTCGGCGCGCGCGGCTTCCGCATCGGCCCGCTGCTTCGCCGCCGCCTCGGCCTGCTTCGCGGCTTCGAGCTGTTTTGCGAGCGAGTTCTCCGCCGGCTCGGCGCCCTCTTCCGGCTCCTCCGGCTCCGGCGGCGGCGTGGCCGCAAATCGGCCAGCAGCATCGCGCGGCTGCTCGCCCAGCGTCTCCGGCGCCTCGGGCTCCGGCGACTCGGCGGGCGACAGGTCGATTGCGACTGGCTGGTCGGCCGGCACGGCGGCGATCTCTTCCGGCTTCTTCAGGGGGCGCAGTTTGGGCATTAGAACACCGCCTTCGGGTCGGCGACGCGCGCGCGCAGCTTCTCGTAGGGCACGAAGCGGCAGGCGGTGCCGTTGATCTGCACCGGCCAGCCGTCCTTGATGGCATAGACGACCCAGGTGCCGGGCCGCGCGTTGCTCCCGGGCTCATTCTCGCCATCGAGCCAGGCGAGCGGGCCCGACTTGAGCACCAGCCCGACCTTGCCCTGGAATTCGTCCTCCTGCAGGTGCGAGGTCGGCATGATGATTCCCCCCGCCGTCTTCTCGTTGCGGATGAAGGTGCCGACCAGCACGAGGTCGGAAAACACCTCGACGCCGGTGAGGTCGCCCACCGCATCAAAAATCGCCTGTTTCGGGTCCTTCGCCTGGGCGATTACCTCGATCTTCTTGGCACTGGCAATCGACATTCAGGAACCTCCGCTGAGTTCGTAATCCGCGTCGTCGCTGAGTTTCTCGGCGTCGCTCAATCCGGCGAGCCGGCCGACGACCTGTTGATAGACATTCCAGTCCGGCACGCCGGCAGCGAGCGATTCGAGCAGCTTGTCGCGCTCGGCCGCGATCTTCTGCTTGAGCACGCTTGCGTGCCGGCTGGCGATGACCGGAAGACCGTCCGCCATCAGCGATGGCCCCGGGCGTGCGCCTGTTGCAGCCGCGCGACGCCAGTCTGCGCGCCGGCGCTCGGCAGGCGGCCGCCGCGCGCATAGGAGTTCTTGGCGGCGCGCCTGCCCCACTTGCCGATATTGCCGGCGGTCGCCTCGCCGTCGATCACCTTGCCGCCGCGGGCGCGCATCGGCATGCCGGGAGGCGGGGGGGCCATGGGCGCCGGGGCGGCCGCCATGGGGGGGATGGGTGGGGCCGCCCCGGCTTGTGGCCCCGCGGGCGTGGGGGAGGGTGAACGGTGCGGGACCACAATCGCGATGTTCGTCTGATGACCCTTGACCTTGCCGCCACGGGCGTAGCGTCCAGGCTTCTTCTTGCCAGCGACCTTGTGCTCGTGCGCGACGGCGGCCGACTTTGAGCGGACGTGATGGCTGAATGCCTTGCCGTCGTGGCGCTGCTGATCCTTCGGCTCGTGCTTGAGGATGTGGCCGACGCGCTCGTGCGACTTCTTGTGCTCGTTGTGGCGATGGAAGGGGTGCATGTCAGTCGTCCTCTCCGATGACCTTTCCGGTGTTGGAAACCTGCCGCGCCGGGGCGCCGACGAAGACCTCGGCTGGCGGCTTGGCGGCATCGCCCTGCGCGCTGCCGCTGGCGCCGAGATTGGCGATGCGCGCCGCGCGATCGGGCGGGTACTCGCCGCGCTGGCCGGTCATGGCCTTGAGCTTGTCGCCGCGCGACTTGCGGGCGTCGTCATGGTGGATATGGGGCATCATTTCTCTCCCGGTTTGGGCTTTGCGGCCGCCATGGCGCGCTGATGCGCCAGTTGCGCCTCGTGCTTCTCGTCGGCGTGGCGCATCTGCTGCTCGTGGCGATCTTCGACGGCGCCGCCTTGCTGCTCGGCGCGCGCCCGCTCGGCCGCAAGGCCGAGCTCGTGCCGCTGCGCCTCGTGCGTCATGTCCTGCTGGTGTGCGGCGTGGTCCATCGCGATCTCGTGTGCCGCCTGCGCGCGCTGCGTTTCGATCTCGGAAGCGGCCTGCACGTTGTCGCGGTGCAGGTCATGCGCGTGGATTATCGCCTCGGCCTGCACCCGCATCGCCTCGAGATACATCTCGAACTGCTGCATGCGCTCCTTGAAGGCGCGTTCGGCCTGCTTGTCGGCGAAATTGGCCTGCGCGGTCTGCGCCTGGATCAGCACCCGCGCCTTGTCGATCTCGGCCTTCATCGCCTCGGCCTGCGCCTTGGCCTGGATCGCGGCAAAGCGCGGGTCGGGCGGGGGCGGCGCCGGCTGCGCATTGAGCAACCCCTCGGCATCGATCCCGGCGACCCGCAGGATGCGACGCACCGCGTTCGGCGCGTTGAACAATTGCTGATACTTGGTCACCAGCGCATCGATGATCGTCGCCTTGGCGATGCGATGCAGCGACGTCGGGTTGTTCGGATCGGCGACCGGGACAAGCTCACGCTGCTCCAGCGCCCGCTTGAACTCTTCCACCTGCCACTGCCGCGCCGGCTTCTTGTTGTGGCGCCAGAACGCCTCCGGATCCTCGCGGAAGCGCTCCTTGAGCAGCGCGAACTCCTCGGCCTGGGCGGCGTGCAGCCGCTTGTGCACCGAGTCGATGACCTTGGTCGACTGCTCGATCAGCGCCATGGTGGTTCCGACCGGCATGTCCTGCTTGCCCTCGCCGATGTTGACGTCGGCGGTCTGCCCGAGCCGCTGGCCGACCTCCTCGACGTGGGTGACGAATTGCGAGAACGATGCGCCGGGCTCCTTGTACGGGAGCGGCATGAAGGCGTCCTGGATCCGCATGCCCGGCGGCACGTCGACCCCGATGCCGCCGCCCGGCGGCACGCGAAGCTGATTGGTGAGTTGGCGCCCGGCGCCCTTGGCGAATAGCCAGCCGGAAAAATTCGCGAACATCCCGCTGTCGATGAACTCGCGCCACACCGCCGTCAGCGTCATCGTCACGTTGCCGAGCAGGTGGATCAGCCCGAGCCCGTAGAAACCGAGGCCGCGGATGAACGGGAACTGGACGAAGAACCGCTTGGCGAGGCACTGCGGATCGTCCTCGTTCCAGTTGCGCCGAACTTGCAGAACCTGTCGGCTTTCCTTCTCCAGCGTCACCACATAGGGCAGCGGCAGCGCCTTGCCCTTGAACTGGTCCGGCGCGAACTTGTCGAGGTCGAGCTCGCAGTAGACCTCATAGACCGTGTAATCGTTGTCCTTCGGTCGCTGCGGCTGCGGTTTCACCCCGGCGATAGCGGCCTTCTCCTTGTCCACCGCGTTGACCGGCTCGGACGGATTCGGCGGATTGAGCGGCACGTCGCGGTACTCGCCGACGATCTGCATGCGGCGCAGCACCGACGGCCGCATCTTGATGCGGTGAGTCACTCTGCCGCAGTTCTGCAGGTCGGTCGCGGCGTTCGACACGATGATGTTCTCGGCATCGACCGATTCGGACACCGGGCGGCGGCGCAGCGGGCAGTTGTAGACCTTCTTGAATCCGTCCCCGCCGAAGCCGATGTAGAACAGCATGCGGTCGGTGTCGGCGACGTATTCGCTCGCCGTCACCGTGAGATAGTGGTTCATGTCCTTTTCGAGCGCGGTGCCGAGATCGTCGAGTTCGGTCATCGACGGTCCGCCGTTGTGGCCGATCGCGGCCGGCGGCGTGCCCGGTGCGGGCGGCTCCGGGGCCGGCGTCGCGTCGTTGCGCACCTTCACGGGACCTGCGGCGGGCAGCAACTCGCCGCGCGCCGTCGCCTGGAACCGGACCGTCGCCTCCAGCAGGAGCGGATGGCGGATGGTCGCCATGCCTTCGAGCGGGGCCGATGACGTCCCGACGTCGCCGCGCGGCTCCTCCAGCTTGAGCGCCAAGAGCTTGATTCCGGTCGCCCGCGTCTCCAGCCATTCCCGCCGCGACTGCTCGTCGTACTCGATGCCGGTCAGAAGATCGGTCGCAATCGCCGCGAGATCGGCCTCGGCGATCTCAAGGGCGAGGTTGCGGTAGAAGTCGCCGCTGCCCGATTGCGCGCCGGACAGATCCGGATTGAGGTCGATGGTGACCGAACCGTCCGGCCGCTCGACCTTGAGCGCGCCGTTCTCCAGCGAGATGCCGTCATCGTCGCCCGGCAACTGCACCGTCGACGGCGCGAGCGGCTCGGCGTCCGGCTGCTGGTCAACGAGGCGAAGGCTGGTGGGCGCGGCCATGTGATGAGCGATAATTCACTCCTTCCATGGAAATAACACAGCCGCGCCCGTGGCGCTAGGGGCGATGGCGGTATAAGATTGCGGACGGGGAGCAGGAACATGGCCCGGATAAACTGGCGACGCGGCCTCGTCCGCCTTTGGCTCGCGGCGACGGCGCTATGGCTCGTGATCACCGTGCCGATCGCGTGGTCGTCTCCGCTCGATGTCGCCATCCGCCTGTGCGCCGTTCCGCCCCTCGCCGTCCTGTTGATCGGCGGACTGCTGGCCTGGGCGATCAGCGGATTTCGTCACACCGGATAGAGCGCCCCGGACCGGGGCCGATAGCGTAGCTCGTCCTCGACCTCGATCGCCCGCTCCTCCTTGCGCTGCGCCCAGCCGGCGCGGCGCAGGTAGATCAGGGCTTGGCTCATCGAATCCGCCAGATCGTCGTGCAGCGCGCGCGGCACCAGGGCGCACTGCTTGATCATCTCGTCCGCCCACGCCTTGTCCGGAGCCCAGACAAGCCCCTCGGCGAACAAGTGCACCACCGTCTGCAGCCGCGCCACCTTGTCGGGCGATTTGATGAACCCGGTCCGGGGATTGACCAGCTCGATGCCGAAATCAAACGTGCCGAACAGCCGCGCCAGTTCCTGGCTCACCGAATGGCCGGCCGCCTTGTCCTCGATGATCAGCCGGTCGACCGTGAAGGTCTTGCAGTCCGCCCCGACCCGGCTCACCAGCTCGTGTATCTGGAGCCGCTCCTGCCAGCACAGCATGAGGATGATCTGCGGGTTGCCGTTCTTGTCGCGCCAGATGCCCCAGATCGACAGCGCCGAATAGTCATTTTCCTCTTTTTCGGTGTAGGCGGTGTCGAGCGACGCGAGGATGTATTCGCACGGCGGGTATTGCCCCGGCTTGGCGCCGGCGTCGGCCCCGACGTCGTCGTTGTATTGCTGCCACCACTCGGCGCGGATGATTCCGCCGCCGCGCGGGGCCGGCTCCTGCTGGTATTGCCCCGCAAACCCATACGGGCCCACCTCTTTTTCGATCTTCGCCACCTCGCTCGCCGGCAGGCGGGCGGGCCACAGCAGCTCGCCCTCCTCGGTGCGCGGATCGGTCCAGAACACGTCCTCGTCAGCAATTTCCGCGACGTCTTCCTCGCCGATGATCGTCTCGATCCGGTCGCCGACCCAGGCATTGACGTGGAAGCACGGCACGTAGCAGAGCGGCACGCAGATATGCACGTAGCCGAGGTCGTTGGCGAGGATGTGCCCCGAAAGATCGCCTTCGTGCACGCGCTGCATCACCACGACCATGGCGCCGGTGCGCCGGTCGTTCATGCGGCTCGGCATCGTCTCACTCCACCACCGCACCACGCCCTCGCGCACGAGGTCCGATTCGGCCTCTTTCACGAGGTGCGGGTCGTCGGCGCAGTTGTGCAGCAACGCGCCGCCGGCAAAGTAGTTGTGGCAGGGGCTTACATTGAGATTGTAGGTGTGCTCGGCGTAGCCGGCGCGCTCAATAGAGCGGACAACCGCCGTTGCCACTCCTTGCGCTGGTCGGGCGTCCCGTGCATCCGACCGTGGCAGTCGCGACAGGCTGAAATCAGGTTGTCGAGCGCCATGTCGTTCTTGTCGTAGTTGATGTGGTGCACGTGCAACGCCGTCCCATGCTCCGATTCCGGCAGGCTGCAAACGCGGCACATGAAGCCATCCCGAGAGCGAACGGATAGCTTGCGCCCCCTTGTCCAACCACGCCCGTATCGCCGCCGAGATTCGCCGTGGACGTAGCGCGGATTGCCCCGGTCCCGCATCTCTTTGGCATGCGCCCGGTCCTTGCATGCCTTGCAGCAGAATCTGACCTTCTTGCCGTCCACTGCGCCACGCTTGAACGGCAGCCCGCACTCCTCGCAATTTCGCCACGGCATCCGACCGCGCCGATCCCATGCCGAACGAGAAGTGCACGAATGGCTGCAGTATTGCCGTCGCGCCGATTGCCCCGGATCGCAGCGAAACTCGGCACCGCAACGCTTGCAGTTCTTCGTAACCTTTCCGCCAAGCCACTGATGATTTTTCGCGCCGGCTTCTGCCTTTCCTGAACAAACCCTTGAGCAATACTGCCCATTGCCACGGCGTCGGTGTGCTGGCGTCGCGTAGACCGGGGCGCCGCATACCCTGCATGGCGTGGTACTCGCCGCGATCCTGCGCCGCTGTAGTTCCGCATAGCATCGCGCCGAGCACGTCACCTTGTTGCTCGCCCTGCGTTTCGCGAAATAGAGCGGGCCCTGACAGATCACACAGGATGAGGCGGTCACCGACACGGACGCTTCCGGCGGGGACGTAACCCCGTCCCTCGACGAAGACGGGATGGTCGTCGGTGCACCGAAAAGAGCCGCCATCAAAAGTGACTGCGACGAGCGGCCGTCCCGGATTTTGTTCGTGCTCAAGGATTCTCTGCCAAACGACACATCCGGTCGCGTGGTCATAGCCCGCGACCTCGACGTCCAGTTTTTCCCCAACTATTTTTCCGATCGGGAGCCATCCCGAAGACGTGAGTATATGCTCATCCTTTGGCAGGCACAAGATATCCGCGCCAAACCCCGTGGCTCTCGCGTCGACCGACGACGCCATGCGGTAGCCACCCTTGTCGTTCTCGAAGTGCCCCTTGGTATTGCGGTCGGAGACCAGCTTGAAGCGACTGCCCCATAGCCGCTGATACCAGCGCGATTCGATCAGGCGCCGACATTTGAGCGAATGCTCGAGCGACAGCTGCTCGGCGTAGCTCGCGTAGTAGAACGAGACCTGCGGGCCCATCAGCGGGCCCTTTTCGCGCTGCGCCCACACCCACGCCGGGAAGCAGATCGATACCAGGGCGGTCTTCCCGGTGCGCGGCGGCTCGTTGATCAGGAGCCGCGGGATGTTGCCGCGCGCCACCGCCTCCAGGTGCTCGCAGATGTCCTCCAGGTGCCAGTTGCCGACGAACTCGGCCGGGTCGAACACGTGCCAGGCAGCCTTGACGAACTCGTAGAGGCTCGCCTCGCAGCGCTCCGCCTCCTGGATTTCGCGGCCGCGCTTGAGCGCGCGGGCGAAAACCGCCGCCTGAGCCGGCGTCATGCCCATTTTTGCTGCTCCGAAGCGCGCATCGACCGAAAGCATAGCAAAAACGGTGGATAAGATGAACCGTTACTCATTCTTATTGCGTTTTGGTGTCAGTTTGGTATCAATCAGCACATGCAGCGCCGCATCGAGGGCGAATTTGAGAGCTGGCAGACACGAATCACCCTGCGCCGGACCGTGCGCGAGGCGATTCAGGCGCTCGCGGTGCAGGAAATGCGCTCAACCGCCTCAATGATGGGCGTTCTGCTCGAAAAAGCCCTCACGGCCGGGAGTTCGGCATGACCCGCGACGATTTTCTCGCCCTCCGCGACAAGATTTTGCAGGGCGATCCGCCATTCACGGTCGATTCGCTCGGAAAACCGGCGCGGAAGACGGGAATCCCCGGCCTGATCGAGCGCCGCGCGCTCGGCGACTACGACGTCAGCGCATCCGGCGTGCGGCTCGCGCTCGAAGGCGTGCTCGTGCTGGTGCAGGACCGCATCGATCGGATGAAAAAATCATGAAAATCACCCGCAGCGCGTTCCTCTATCTCGAAGGCCGCGACGACACGTTTGCCCAGTGCGGCTCGTGCGCCTTCGGCAAGGACCGCTGCGCCATCATGGGCAACGCGGAGGTCTCGGCGCACGACGGCAGCTGCAATTTCCACATCAAGGGCACGCCGACGCGCGACCGCAATATCGCAAGCCTCACCCGCAAGCAGACCGGCTATGTCGAGCGGCAGGTGCGGTGCCAGAATTGCAAGTTCAAGCCCGACGCCACGCCGCGCTGTCGGCTCTATGCCGAGCTGAACCGGAAGCTGCCGGAAATCTTCGAGCTGGACGAGCGCATAAGCCCTTACGGATGCTGCAATTCTCAGGAGCCGCGGTGACCGCGATGCGCATTCGTCACGACAAATTCGGATATTTCTACATCGGGCGGTCGTTCTATTACTACGCCGACCGAGAAATTTCATTCGGTCTATTGCGCCGCAATCATGTAAGCGAGGGCGATATCGTGTGGCGCCTGAGTGCCGGCTGTGCATGGAATTGGCTTCCGCCGATTCGCTATCGACACTTATCCCCTGCGGCCACCATTCAAGGCTCGGCGGCAGCCTGGACCGGCAGAGAAATCGGATTTGCCGGATTCGAATGGCGACGATGGTTTTTCCGATCTTGGTTCGACTGGATCAAAGATCGATGACGCCAACTTTGAACACCGAGCGCCTCGTCCTGCGGCCGCTGACCAAGGCCACGCAGCGCCAAGTCGATTGGTTGCGTGATCCGCAAGTTGTCGCGTTCTCCGAACAACGGCATGCGCACCATTCGTTGTCATCCCAACTGACCTACATCCGCTCGCGCCCGCCCGGCAGCCATCTCTGGGCCATAGAGCACGTCGCCGACGGCGCGCACATCGGCAACATCTCAGCCGACGCCGACGAGCCCAATCACATCGCCGATCTCGGCGTGATGATCGGCGACCGCGAGCAATGGGGCAAGGGATTTGCGACTGAGGCGTTCAAGGCCGCATCGGCATGGCTGCTCGACAAGGATGCGGGCGGCTTCCGCAAGCTCGAATGCGGATTCATGGCGGCGAACCACGCCATGCGCAAGGTCGCGGAGCGGTCCGGCTTCACCTTCGAGGGCGAGCGCCGCGCGCATTTCATGCTCGGGAACGAACTCACCGCCGCCGTCTATTACGGGAGGTTCCGGTGAAACTTGTCGATGCCTATACCGAGCACGGCGCGATGCCGCTGCTCTACGACCTGCTCGCGGAGCGTCCGGCCGAAGCGAACATCTCGCATCGCAAGATGCCGGCGCTCGTCGAGCACGCGAGATTTTTCGCCTCCAGACCTTATACCGAGTGGTACCTCATCGAGGTCGACGGCGAATATGTCGGCGCGATCTATCTCACGGTCGATGACGAGATCGGCGTGTCGATCTTCAAGTCGTACTGGGGTCGCGGCTACGCGCCGGCCGCGATTAGCCTGCTGATGAAGGCGCATCCGCGTGAGCGCTATCTCGCCAACGTCGCGCCGGGCAACGCACGCTCGGCCCGCATGTTCCAGTGCCTCGGCTTCAAGGCGCTGCAACACACCTACGAGCTTCGTCCGTGAGCCAGACCGACATCATGCTCGAATCGGAAGGCGATGCGTGGCTGGAGCGCAACCGCGCCAAGCTCGGCCAGCACGATCCGGTGAGCGAGGTCATCGCCGATCTCCGCCTGCAGCCGAAGCGCGTGCTCGAAATAGGCTGCGCCAACGGATGGCGGCTCGCTCGGCTGCGCGCACAATACGGATGCGAGGTGTTCGGCGTCGACCCGAGCGCGAAGGCGGTCGCCGAGGCGGGCGGGCTCAACTCCGTCCCGGCCGCGCGCGGCACCGCCGATTCCCTTCCGCTTGGCCGCGAGATGTTCGATCTCGTGATCTGCGGGTTCTGTTTGTATCTGACCGATCCCGCCGATTGGCTGCGCATCGCCGCCGAGGTCAACCGCGTGCTGACCTTCTACACCGGCGTTCTCGTCATCCACGACTTTGCCGTGAAGGGCGAGTCCTTCGCTCGCTTCTACAAGCACAACGCCGGCGTGACCGCCTATCATTTCGACTTCGCAAAACTGTGGCTGGCGCATCCTTGGTACATGCTGATGGAGCGCCGGATCATTGGCGACGAATGCGTGACCGCACTGCGCAAGGGTCATCTGATCGAGGAGCGCCCATGAAGATCGGCGTCCTCGGCAGCGCGGGATCGATCGGCTCGCGCCACGCCGCGAATCTCTCCGCGCTCGGGCATGACGTGATCCACTTCGACCCCGCCGGCCGGATGGACATGAGTTTCGAGCGCGAGGTCTACGACATCTGCGATGCCGTGGTGATCGCGACGCCGAGCGCATTCCATTCCGGCGGCATCCGCGCCGCAGCCGAGCGCGGCAAGCACATCTTCGTCGAGAAGCCGATCGCGACCGGCAGCCCGGAGGTCATCACCGACCTGCTCGCGCTGGCAAAGAAGAACGGCGCGCAGGTGATGGTCGGGTGCATGTTGCGGTTTCATCAATCGGTCATTGACGCAAAGCGCTGGCTCGGCGCCACTGCGATCGGCAAGCCTTTATGGGCTAACTTCACCTGCGCTCAGAAAAATAACCGCCCGGCCTATCGGCGGGATGGCGTCATTTTGAACTGGGGAGCACACGAACTCGATCTTGCGCTGCATCTGCTCGGTCCGGCGACTTTGGCCTCTGCGGCTTCGACGGATGGAGACGAAATAGCTGATCTCTTTTTGGTGCACGACGACATGACGCGGACGACTGTGCATCTCGACTACGTCACCGCTCCGAGTTTTCGCACCTTCGTCATCGCAGGCGAGCATGGCCTGATCGCGGTGGACCTGGAAAGACGATCCTCTGATCTCGTAGTGGGAACAAATCGAATGTCCGCAAGCGGCTTCGCGTCATGGGACGACGACTACATGGCCGAGATGCGCGCCTTCGTCGATCGCTGTGAAGGCAAGGAAACGCGCGGCGCCACCGGAGAGGACGGACTCGCCGTACTGCGGCTCTGCCTCGACGCGCGCAAGATGGCGGGGCTGCCGACATGAAACGGGAGCTCCGATACCCGGACTATCCGGGCCCCTCACCGCGCCCCGAGAATCCCTACCTCGGCGACGTTCATGTCACCGGAGATTACCCGCCAGGAACTCCTCCGGAGGAGATAACCGATTTCGAGGTTTGGAACGGCGTCGCATGGGTGCACGCAAGCGACATGCTCCAATCGATGAACATACAGATCAATAGCAGCAAATGACCGTAACCGCCGTCATCATCGCCCGCATGGGCTCGACTCGCCTGCCCGGCAAGGTGCTGATGCCGCTCGGCCGCGATGGTCGTCCGGTGCTGCACTGGGTCTACACTGCTGCACGCGCTGCGGCCGGCGTCGACCAAGTCGTCGTCGCCACGACCGGGCTCGTCGGCGACGATCCGATCAGGGCGTGGTGCGCTCGCCATGATATTCCCTGCTACCAGGGTTCGGAGAACGACGTTCTCGACCGCGTCTATTGCGCAGCCGCAGAGGTCGAGGCCGACATCGTCGTGCGCATCACCGGAGACTGCCCGTTCATCGATCCATACGTTATCGGCGAGGTCGTGCGTCTGCAGAAGGAGACCGGCGCCGACTACGTCTCCAACATCGATCCGCGTACATGGCCGGACGGGCTTGATGTCGAAGCATTCACCTTCGACTCGCTCGCGTTCGCGCATGAAGTCGCAACGCGGCCGATCGACCGTGAGTGCGTCACGACCTTCATCCAGCGCAACCGCTCGCGCCTGCCGGCCGCGGCGGTCGTGTGTCCGATCCCCGGCTTGCACAAAGAGCGCTGGGTGCTCGACACCAAAAACGACTATCGGTTCTGCAGTGCCATCGCCAACGAGCTGCACGGCCCGCCCGCGCGCTACCTCGATATCCTTGCCGTGCTCGACCGCAAGCCTGAGCTGCGCAAGATCAACCGGCACCACCCGATGAACGAACGTTACTATGAGGCCATCGCCAATGAGCCGATCATCCCGCGGTCATACGAAAGGTCGCAGGCGCAGTTCGAGCGCGCGCACAAAGTCATCCCGCTCGCAGCGCAAACCTTCAGCAAGTCTTTCGTTCAATTCCCCCAGCCCTCCCCGCTCTTCCTCAGTCACGGGCAGGGAGGAGTCTGTTGGGATATCGACGGGAACGAGTTTGTCGATCTCGTGTCCGCACTGCTGCCAAACATTCTTGGCTACCGTGACGCAGACGTTGACCGTGCCGTGCGCACTCAGCTTGCATCTGGAGCCTCTTTCAGTCTCTCCACTGAACTCGAAGCGCAGCTCGCCGAAAAGCTCACGCGGCTGATCCCGTGCGCCGAGATGGTGCGGTTCGGCAAGAACGGCTCCGACGTGACGACGGCGGCGATCCGCCTCGCCCGCGCCTACACGGGCCGCGACCGCGTGCTCATCTGCGGCGGGTATCATGGCTGGCATGACTGGTCGATCGCGGGCGCGTTCCGCGATCTCGGCGTGCCGACTGCGGTCAAGGAGCTGACGGCACGACTTGATTTCAGCCAGTGTCCGCCCGACGACCTCTCCAACGTAGCTGCAATCATCGTCGAGCCGGAAGGCAACCCACAATATCTGCAATACCTGCGTAATGTCTGCGACAAAGAAGGACCCCTCCTGATCTTCGACGAGGTCATCACCGGCTTCCGCTTCGCACTCGGCGGTGCGCAGGAATACTACGGCGTGACGCCGGACCTCGCCTGCTTCGGCAAGGCGATGGCGAACGGCATGCCGCTGTCCGCGCTGGTCGGGCGCGCCGATATCATGCGCAAGCTGGAGCCGCCGAACCCGTGCGTGTTCTTCTCCGGCACGTTCGGCGGCGAGACGCTGTCGCTCGCGGCGTCGATCGCGACCATTGCGAAGATGGAGCGCGAGAACGTCATCGACAAGATTTGGGAGACCGGCGAGACGTTGCGCAGCGACGTTACCGACCTCATCCGCGCGCACGGACTCGGTGACGTGATCGGCCTCTATGGTCAGGCCCCGCTCAAGCGCATTTCGATGAAGGCGCACGAGAATGCGACGGTCGACCAGCTCTGGGCTCTGTTCCGCAAAGAGATGATCGCGAGCGGGACCCTGATCATCGGATCGCACAACATCTGCTATGCCCACACGCAAGGCGATATCAAGCGCGTTCTGAAATCCTATGACCACACGCTGGCGATCATGCGCGAGGCACTTGATCACGACAATATCGCGCGGCGCCTCGAGGGCGCGACGATCGCGCCGATGGTGAGGGCATCGTGATGCTCGACTTGCTCCACTTTTGGTTCGATCGCGAATGGCGCTGCACCGCAAAGCAATACCGGACCGCGATCGAATGGGAGGATTTTTTGCGCAAACTGATCTTCGTGTCCCGCCGCAAATGCGCCCGGCCGTGGGAGCGCAGATGATCGGCAGCATCCTCATCACCGGCGGCTCGGGTGCGTTTGGAACGGCGTTCACCAAGCGCCTGCTCCGCTTGCCGTCCCCGCCCCATCGCATCGTGATCTATTCGCGCAGCGAACACCGGCAGGCCGCCATGCTGCGCGAACTATCCGCGCTCGATCAGTTCGGCACGCTTCGCATGTTCATCGGCGATGTCCGCGACCGCGACCGCCTGCACCGCGCCATGCACGGCATTGAGACCGTCGTTCATGCCGCGGCGCTCAAGCGCATCGAGGTCGGCGCCTACAACCCGATCGAGGTCAAGAAAACCAACATCGACGGAGCCACCAACGTGATCGAGGCCGCGCAAGACGCCGGCGTGTGCCGCGTCGTCGCCCTGTCGAGCGACAAGGCATTCGAACCCGTCAGCCCCTATGGCACGAGCAAGGCGTTCGCCGAATCCTTGTTCCTCAACGCCAACAACACGCGCGGCTGGAACGGTCCGATCTTCGCCGTCTGCAGATATGGAAATGTCTGGGCGTCAACCGGCTCCGTCGTCCCGACGTGGAAGGAGATCATCGCCGGCGGCGCGCCGTCGGTGCCGGTCACCGATCCCGACTGCACGCGATTCTTCATGACGATGGATCAGGCCGTCGACCTCGTGCTCAACACGATCGAGACCATGAAGGGCGGCGAGGTGATGATACCGACACTGCCCGCCTATCGGCTTGGCGACCTTGCCGAAGCCATGGGCGCGACGATGGACGTGCGCGGGCTTCCCGCGTTCGAAAAGAAACACGAGAGCATGGGACCCGGCAACAGCAGCGACAAGGCCCGGCGCATGAGCGTGGATGAATTGCGCGCGGCGCTGGAGGCCCGATCTTGAAGGGAGCGCAATTGAGCAACGCCAGTTTTGCCAACCGGGTTGGGACGATGGTAGGGGCCCACTCCCAGGGTTACCCAGAAGCGTCGCAGGCTGTGGCGCCCGTTGACAACGAATGGGCGCAGATTGCCGCGAGCGCGAGATGCTGGGCGCAAAGTGGCGATGCGTTCTTTCCCGTCACTGATGTCGTCAAGGAAATCCCCGCGGGCGCCTATCGGTGCCGTATCTCCAATCGCGGCCCGTACCTCGAAAAGATGCCTATCGAGATCGACAGTCTCCTTCATCTGCCAGATGGGGCGGTCGAGAAGCTGCTATCCGAATTCCGAAAGTTCTGGACCCTGCGCGCCAATTTTGCCGAGCGCGGCTTTACCTTCAAGCGCGGCCTCCTTCTTTGGGGTCCTCCGGGCAGCGGCAAGACGAGTGCCATCTGGCAGATGACGCAGGAACTTGTTCGGTCTCACAACGGCGTCGTGATCTTCGTCGAAGACCCGGCGCTTGCAACGATGTGCATCTCGGTCCTTCGCCGGATCGAGCCGGCGCGCCCCATGATCTCGATCATGGAAGACCTCGACGCGCTGGTGCAGCGCCACGGCGATCATGGATTTCTGGCGCTGCTGGATGGCGAGACGCAGATTTCCAACGTCGTACACGTCGCGACGACGAACTATCCCGAATATCTCGATCGCCGATTTGTCGACCGCCCATCGCGCTTCGATACGATCATGCTGGTGGACATGCCCTCTGCCGAGGCGCGACGGGTCTACTTCAAAGCCAAAGAGCCGGCGCTTGACGACGTGACGCTGGCTCGTTGGGTAAAGCGATCCGAGGGCTACAGCATCGCCCATTTGCGAGAGGTTATCGTTGCCGCGCGCTGCTTTGAACAGCCTGAGGACGAGGTTTTTCAACGCCTCGACGAGATGCGAAGCGAGGCCATCGCCTCGGATGGCCGAGGTGGCATGCGCCGTCAAGTTGGTTTCAACAGTTTCAAAAACGAAGGCTGAATAGCCCAAATGACGGACCCGCGCCCCGCCGTCACCACGCCGATTCTTCCCTACCGCTCGATCGGCAAGGAGGAGCGCGAGGCCGCCGTCACCGCGATGAGCTGGCCGCTGTCCGGTTTCATCGGCGGGCAGGAGCGCGGCGGCTATTGGGTGCGCGCGCTTGAGGAGGCGTGGTGCAAGGAATTCGGGGTCAAGAATGCCGTCGCGTGCAATTCGGCGACGAGTGGACTGTTGGCGGCATGTGCTGCGGCCGGCGTCGAACACGGCGATCCAGTCTCCGTCCCCTGTCTCACGATGAGCGCAAGCGCGGCCGCGCCGGCATTGCTGGGAGCGAAACTGCATTTTGACGATTGCGAAGATGAAAGCTTCGGAAGCTCCGGAATCAACATCGCCGTGAAGTGCGCCATCGTCACGAATCTGTTTGGTCATCCAGCTCAGGTGAACGAGATGTCCAGGTTCATGAGTCCTGCTCGTCCAATCATTGAGGACAATGCTCAGTCCCCGTTCGCGATAGAGCGCGGACGTTACGCGGGCACGATCGGGCATATCGGCTGCTGGAGCATGAATGTCCACAAACATTGGAACAGCGGCGAGGGAGGCGTCTGCACGACCGATGACGCCGATCTCGCGCTCAAGATGCGCCACTTCATCAATCACGGCGAGATGGCGGGCGACCGCGTCGGCCTCAATCTGCGCATGACCGAAGTTACCGCCGCCATCGCGCTCGCGCAGTTGAAGAAGGGCAAGCGCCTCGTGCAGGATCGCGTCGAGAAGGCCGAGGCGATCATCGACGCGATCGGCAACATTGCGGGGCTGCGGCCGCCGGTGGTGCGGCCTGGCTGCACGCACGTCTATTACACGATCCCGTTCCTGATCGACGGCGGCGCACGGCGACGCGCGGCATTCGTGCAGGCGCTCGCGGCCGAGGGCGTCCCGCTCGTCGAGGGCTATGTGGCCCCGCTCTATCGCCTGCCCGCGTTCGCGAAGTTCGCGCGGCCGTGCCGCGTCGCGGAGGACCTGCACGACAATCGGCTGTTCTATTTCGAAAACTGCGCGTGGGACCCGACGCTCGCGCAGATCAGGCAGATCGGCACGGCGTTCCAGAAAGTCGCCGCGTATATGAGGCTAGCAAATGACCAATAAAAAATACGAGAGCATGTGGGACGGTCCAGAAACCGTCGCCGATTTCATGGAAATGTTATCGGCATTTCCACCAGACTGGCCAGTCTCAGTCGCAACGCCAGCCGGCGGTGGAATAGGAATCGAACACCGGGAGCGTCAGGGGCAACCATTTGTCGCGATTTTCGGCAAGAATGGCGGGAGGTTTGGGGAAAACCCGCTGACGGAACACGAGTACCAGAAGCAAGCATCGAAGTTCCTAAGTGACCTGCGCATCGGCCGACAATACACATCGATTCATGGCGATCATCGCACCTACTCTCCAAGTCTTGGGGATCAGGCGACTTGTTACGGGACGCATTACGACCGGCGAATTATTGAGCGGATGGTCTGCGAGGGGCTGATCAAGGCAGAAACGGTCGACATCGAGCGCGTCGCCAAATTCGACAGTCTAAGGTGACATGTAAATGAAACGCTGGCGCGCCCGCTTCCTCTCGTCCGTCGCATGGCCGGTCATGATGTATCACCAGCCGATGACGGCGCTTTCGTTTCAGCGGATCGTCACCATGAGTGCGAAGGCGCTCGGTGTGAAGACGGAATGATCCTGTGCGCGACATCTTCCCGATCTGGTATCAGACGCCGCTCAATCCAGCGTCGGTCATCGAATGCGTCATCATCAACTGGCTCGCGCAGGAACTTCCGATTCCGGAAGAACTCGCGCAAGCCCTGCTTCAGATCAAAGGATGGCGGCGCGCCGACGTGATCGAGTTCATGAAGGATTGGGATTGGACGGCTGGTATGTACGAGGGTCAGCCAATCGCTCGATACGAACACGAGATGTGGACCGATGAATATCGACGGAAGATCAATCGGCGCTGACCAGCCGCCATACCTGATTTGCGAAATCGGCGCGAACCACGGCGGCGACCTCGACCTCGCGCTGCGCACGATGGATGCGGCGAAGGCAGCTGGCGCGGATTGTGTAAAATTCCAGTGCTACGAGGCCGACACCATCACGCTCAACTGCGACCGGCCGGAGTTCGTTATCGCCGACGGGCCATGGAAGGGACAGCGGCTCTACGACCTCTACCGGCGCGCGCAGACGCCGTTCGCGTGGTTTCCCCGAATTGCCGAGCATGCAAAAAAACTGGGGATAACTTGGTTCGCCTCGGTGTTCGACAAATCGTCCGTCGACCTCATGGAGCGCCTCGAGGCCCCCGCAATCAAGATCGCGTCGTTCGAGCTCGTCGACGCCCCGCTCATCCGCTACGCCGCGCGGCTCGGCAAGCCGATGATCCTCTCCACCGGGATGGCGAGCGACAAGGAAATCCGGAGCGCCCTTCATGCGACGCACGGTGCCGACGGTGCTGCGCTCCTGCACTGCGTATCGGGCTATCCCGTCCCGGCCGGGGAGGCCAATCTGCGCCGCATGGCGTGGCTGCGGGGTCCGCTGTGGGCGCGGCAGGCCTTCGGCGTTGCCGCCGAGACCGGCCTGTCCGACCACACCACCGGCATCGAGATCCCCGTCGCCGCAACCGTCCTCGGCGCGGCCATCGTCGAGAAGCACTTCACCCTGTCCAGCACCACGCCTGACGCCACGTTCAGCCTCGAGCCGAAGGAATTCGCCGCCATGGCCGCCGCGGTCCGCAACGCCTGGGCGGCCTGCCAGCCATCGCCGGCGCCGAGCCAGGACATGCACCGCCCGCTGCGGCGGTCCGTATTCGCGGTTGCCGACATCGCGGCCGGGTCCCCCTTCACGGAGACCAACATCCGCTCGATCCGGCCCGGCCACGGCCTGCCGCCGAGCAGGCTGCCCGACCTGATCGGCCGGACATGCCCGCGCGACATCGCCCGCGGCGAGCCGATCGGCGAATGGGCGCTCGCGAAGAGCTGAACCCATGTTCCAACCCGGGTCCCGATGCGGTACTACTTCGACCCGAAACTCATCGCCGACCTCGCGCGATACCGCATGCGCCCGTACCTCGCCGCCGTCGCGGCCGCCATGGAGAAGCCCATGCCAACCATCGACATCCAGCGCCTCGCCCAGAACATCCAGCGCGCCAACACCCTGACCGCCAAAGCCGCCTCCGAATCGGACCGCGGCGCCAAAATCCTCGACGCCTTCGAGCAGCACCTCGCCGGCGCCGGGTCCCATTTCGACCAGATCAAAGCCTACGACGACCAGCTCGTCGCCATGCAGCAGGCCATGGGCAACGGAGGCCCCCCGCTCGACGGCCCCACCTTTCAGCCTGCCCCTCCTCCTAGCCCGAGCGCGCCTGCTGCGACCTCCGGCTCATCCTTCCACCACGACACCGGGGATCCGGTGAGGTGACGACCATGAGCACGTTCGCCGGTGTGCGCATAATCGAGAGCGCCGAAGCCTACGAGCCGATCGAGGATTGGTCACGCGTGCGCTCGCCCTCGCGAGCCGAGCGGCGCCGCCAGCAGGGGCATCGCCAGAACATCATCATCCGCCACAAGCCGATTGCGCTACAGCACGTCGACGGAACGCTGATCGTCCATCCAGCCATTGCCGACCAATTGCGGCGTGAAATCTCGGCAAAAATGGACGCTGAGATGCGGCGCGCGATGTACGGTTATCGAGGCCTATGATCGGCGCCACCCATCGGCAAAGTGCCACCGGGTCCCATCCGTAAACGCCGCGCCGCACCGCGCGCACCCCGGTATCGGGCACTGTCCAACCACCGGCTCAGCCTGCCGCCAGTTTCCCAGTTGCCGCGGCAGGTCCTGAAAGTCCCCGAAATACACCGTCTCCGCAAAATCGCAGATCGGGTGCCCGTTCGCACACGTCACCGTCGCACCAGCAGCCGCATAGACGCGCCGAGCCGGCACAGGCGACGCCGAGACCCCCTCGATCCGAAACAGCGCCCCGACCAGCGGCAACCCCGCCAGGACCTTAAGCAACGAGCGTCTGTTCATCGGAACCTCCCTGCATCAGAACGGGTCCCCGGAAAACCGCGCGGTGAGGTCTTGCACCGCCTCGCGGATTGGATGGGCGCTCGCGCGCCGGACCGGGTGACCACTCCCGGGTTTGCCCCCGTATACCGCCGACGCCCGTTCAGGCGGGCCCCGAAGCACCGCATCCTACCACAGAGACGGGTCCCCTTCTTCAATGCCCGCCGTATCGTACCGAACCCCGCGCATCGGAACCTCCTATGTTTTGGGGAGCGGAGGGACCGCGTTTTGGCCAGCGCAATCCAGCCGAGCCCTGCCGCCGTATGCACCGGACCCCCTTTTTCCTCCGCCGGCCGGCCGCGGCGCGCGCCAAGTCGATCCGGTTGCGCGGCGGTCACGCTGCCTGATTGAACAACTAGACCAAGCAATATCAATGACTTAGGTGTAACGCCTTGTTATGTCGCGTCTCGATTGGCGGTCTCAACCGTTGCCAAGTCGATCGGCGGCACGTCGTCGGCACCGAGCTCGCTGGCGAGGAAGTCAGCAAACTTGTCGCCAAGCTGTTGACGGACTTGAGCAATCAGGTCTTGCGCGCTCTGGATCGCGGCGAAATCGCCGGGGCCGCCGGTCTCACTGCGCTTGATAAACATGCCATGCTCAATCCCGATCAGCTCAAGCGCGCGGTTTGCAACGCTGCCGTCGCCGTTCTCCAGCGCGGTCGTGGCGTTCGTGACGAGGCGCTCTAGCACCCATCGGCGATCGATTGCGAGCTCGCGCAGGGCTTTTTCGGACGCTTTCTCGGCTTGCCGCTGCCTTGCCGCGAGCAATTCGGCGACGCGTTGCTTTATGTGTTCGGAGTGTCGTAGGCGCGAAGCGTTTGGCCGATTGGGCCTGAAGCCGGCTTTTTCATAGGCCTGACTTGCACTTACGCCGTTTGCGAGTTCCTGCGCGAACCGTTCGTGTTTGGGGTTTGTCAGGGTCGCCATTGTCGGCCTCGTTGTGGACGATGTTGTAGAGCGGGCGCTCGGCCTTGATTGCGCGCTTTTCGGCAAGTGCTGCGGCTGAGCGGGACTTGTGCCACTCGATCTCGATTCGCGTGATCTGGCTGAACCAGGGGGCGCGACTGCGGTGTTGTGCGGTGCGCGTGACGGCGCTCAACGAGATGCCGACATAGAGCAATCGTCCGTCATGGTCGAAATGGCGATAGAGCGCAGTGCCGATGGCGTCGAGCTCGGCGATCAGGCTGATCTCTTGCCGCTCTTGCTCGGTAAAGCGGTCGTCGCCGAGCTGGCGGAGGAGATCGCTTGCGGCGTCGATGGCCTTGACGTCGCGCTGCTCAAGAGCGGCCGCCTTGGCTTGGCGAGCGTCGGCGATCAGGGTTTCGCGGGTTGGCCTTTCCATGGCAGCATGATGTACTGAGATTGCATTCGTTTCAACGGGGCGACTGTGCCGCGCGCGAGACGACGCCAAGTCGGCAGCGCTTGTCAAGATGGTACGTTGTTGTTGATTTCGTTGGGCGAGTTAGGTCCGATTCGGACCTTTCGGCGTTTTGTTGCGCGTTGGCGATTTCACTCGCGGCCGCGTCGACCATCGAAGAAATGAGAACGTGGCCATTCTTTCCGCTATTGTGCGGAAATGTCCGCTGACATTTTGTCATCAGGCGTGCTATTGTCTCGTCATTCCTGGTTGGCGCCGGGAACAACAGCGAGGAAACCAAAATGTGGTTCTTTAACCTTCGAGGCCAGATGGTCGAGGCGGCGACGCTTGCGGACCTTTCGCGCGCCTACAGCCGCATCCGTGATGCGAGCGGCGAGGGCATGCGCACCTTCCCTACTCCGGCCGTGCGCGTCGGCGGATCTAATCAGATTATCGGACGCTTTTCGTACAACGGCCGCATCTGGAACCGCGACCGCATCATCTTCGACAACCGCGTGGAGGGATGACAATGAACGCCTTGCTGGAGGGACTGAGCATGTTCACTCCCTTCGATGACGATTTCCGCACCGCCGCCAAGGTGCGGCGCGAGCGTGGCGGGTCGACGGTACGCGTCTATAGGTCGACTCGCGCCATGCTGGCGAATCGCACGAGCGGGCCGTTCGCCGAGATCGTGCATCGCTGCAAATTCGAGATGTCGCAGGCGTTGTTCGATTACTGCGACGCGGTGTTCCCGGACCGGCGCATCCCGGTCGATCTGTTGGATACGTTTTAGGGAGGGCCACATGCGCGTCATCACCAAAGAGCAATTCGACCAATCGGGCGAGATTTTTCGCAAGATCGGAGATCTGCAGTTATTGCTGCAGACTTCCAGTCTTACACTCGCCGAGAAAATCAAGATCAAGCGTCGCATCGCCGAGTTGGATAGCGAGCGCCGCCGTATTCTGGGGATGGATCAATGATCCTGACCGATGACCCGCGCCAGCTTGATCTTGCCGGCAATCCGCCGCGCCGAGACGGCATCGCGCACGAGCGCGCCAAGCAACCCCTGCGACCCGTTCGGCCGCAGCAACCGTGCGACGTCGGGCTGTTTGGCGATAGCCCGGCGCAGATCGACTTGGAAGACCTGATCAAACAGCGAGGATGAAACCATGCGATACAAAATCGTGCAGATCGTTGACGGGCATATGATCGTAACGCAGCCAACCGACATATTCGCTTGGGCCGCCGCGGCCGGCGTCGACGTGATCAAGCTGAACGACAACCCGCGCCATCGCGCGGAACTGCAAGGTCAGCCCGTTCTTTCCCGATTCTGTGGCCCGATGTGGGACTGCAACAATACGATCCGATACGAGGATCAGGCGGCCAATGATCGGTTGAGTTTGTGAAACGAAAAGCGGCCCGGGCGGGTTGGCGCCCGCCCGGGCCTTATCATCGCGGCTCGACCAGGGCCCAGCGAGGGCAACCCAGGGAACGCACCATGACGCGGACACAGTACACCCGAAAGCGCTACCTTGCGACGATCGAAAAGCTGGGGCTTCGTCCGGGTGTGGACAAGCGCACCGCGCACATGCTCGGCGTCACGCCGCGCCACGCCGCGCGATTGTCCGCGGGAACCTCGCCGGTAACCGGCACGCTCGCGCGCCTCTTGTGGATGTTCCAGAAATTCGGCTTACCTGACGACGAGGAGACCTGATCCATGGCCTATCGAAGAACCGAGCGGGTGCTCGCGCGTCTGGCCGGCCGGCGGGCGGAGATTCTGGCCGCAGCTGCCGACCTAGCGGCGCGCGACGGGCTGTCCGCCATCAACGTGGATGACGTCGCCGCGGGTGCCGGAATCGCGGTCGGAACGCTTTACCTGCATTTTCCGAACCTGGGCGAGCTCGTCGCCGCCGTGGTGGCGCAGCGGCTCGAGCGGGATCTCGGCGCGATCCGGGCATGCCATCCCAAGGATAGCGCCGCGGGGCTGGCGGCGGCGCTGGGCGCGTATCTCGCCCGGGCGCGGCTTTCCCTGCCCCTGACGCGCTCGCTCGCCGGCGAGCCCGGCTACTGGGTTTGCGTGACCCGCGAGCTGCAGGACGCAATCGAGGCAGCGGTGCGCCGGCGGGAGATTCCGCCGTGCGACGCCGGGCTGGTCGCAATCGCGGTCTGGGGCGCGCTGACGGCCTCGGTTCTGCAGGGGGCGGCCGGTCCAAAGACCGAGCGGGCGATCATCGGTCTGGCGCTGCGGGCGATCGGCTACGCGGGGGAGAAGGCGCGCCACGCGACGGCAAAGATTACCGCGAACTGACAGCCTCGGCCCGCGCTGGCGGCCAGAACAGTGGCCAGCCGGTCGCGACGTCGCGAATCAGCATGCCGCCCGCCGCGGCCGCGAGCGCGCGGAAGTGCGCGGCATCGTCCGGCGCGACCGCCCCGAGGCGCAGCGCGAGATCGCGCGAGCAGCGCAGTACGATCGGCTCGCTCATGCCCCTGCCTTGGCCTGCCGTTGTAACATAACGTGATCACGTGTCATGTTGACATATCCATCACCATGACATATCCTGCTGTCCATGGGCGATGGTCGCCCGGACGGGAGAGACAGATGACGACGATGACGGCTCAGGGTTGGATCAACGCCGCGATCGAAAACGACCGCGAGGCGCTGATCGACGGAATCAAGACGATCTACAACTGCCGTGAGGTCGAGGTGACCGATGACGGCCGTATCCGTATCGCGCAGCCGCAACGTAGCCATTGGCTCGGCGAGGACGAGATTGAGCGCGTCGGTCGGGCGCTGCGGGCGGGCGACATCTGATGACCACCTCACGCTATCTCGCCGCGCTGCGCTCGCTGGGGCTGACCCCGGCGAGCAAGCGCACCGCGGAATTGCTCGGGCTGTCGCTGTCATCCACCCAGCGCATCGCCGCCGGGCGCCAGGACGTGCCGCGCACGGTCGAGCTGTTGCTCGCCCAGTATCTCGCCCACGGGCTGCCGCAGTCATAGCGCCGCCTTGGCCTGCTCTGCGGCGCGGCGCCCGAGAAATAGTCCTGCGATCCGCTCGCGCATCGTTGCGCAGTGCTCCTCGCTGTATTCGATCTTCGGCTCGGCATCGATCAAGGCCTGCAGTGCGATCGCGCGGCCCTTGACCTTGAAAGCCTCGATTTTCGCCAGCCGCCGCAGCACAGCCGGCGCCGGCGCATATCGGAAATCGTGGGGTTGTCGAGGATCCAACTGCCGGCTCGATCCGCGGTACCAACCGCGCACCGCCTCGTCGACCGCCCACGCCGGAATATCGTCCAGCGCGGCCATGTAGGCCTCGCCCTTCGCCTCAGCCCCGGTTTCGCTCGTGCGCTGGCCGGCAAGCGCCAGCAGCATCTTCGTCACGATCACGAGCGTCGCCGCCTCAGCCCCAGCGTCCGCTTCGGGCGTCATCGAGCAGCTCTTGTTCAGCGCGGCGACGTGCTGCCGCAGCATCGCCTTCTGACTGTCGATCGGGAGGAGATCCCGCGGAAGCGTCGGGGCTTCGCGGTATTTCCCCGCCTGGTCCACCTGGACGACCCTCGCGAGGGATGCGAGACGCAATTCGACCCATCCCGGCAAGGATGGCATCCGCGCCGGTCGCGCCTGGTCGAGCGGCAGAATTGGCTCGATCGTTGCGAGTTCCGTGCCCATTGCAGTTCCTCCTCATCCAGCCCGAAAACGTGAGATCCCAGTCTGACTTTCGCGCCACCGCGCGGTGCTCGTTTGCTCGAGCCCATAGCCGCATGTCTTCGCCTTGGCCGTCGACCTGCTGGCGATCGAGGCCGAGTTCGGCGCCTTGGGCGTAGTGCTGTTCGCTAGGCTTCCAATCCGGTGGAAGTTTTTCGCCACGCGCTCTTTCTTTCTTAGGAACTTGATGAGCATCTTTTTCCTTAGAAGAAGAAAGAGCGGTTTCTTGGTCCGGTGGAATTTCCGGTGGAATTCCGGTGGAATTTGCGGCCTTTGCTTTCCTTGCTCGATCCCATGCGCGCCGTTTTTCGGCAGCTGCATCCACCGGAATTCCGGTGGAACGCGCCAGCGCAGCTGTGCGCTCGGCCGCCCGAATAGCGGCGACGACGTGCTCCGCGGACACGCCGGCCGCGAGCAGCTGTTCTGCCATGTCGGCGATCGGCGTCATCGCAGGTTCGCCGTCCGTCGCATGAACTCGGTGAACGCCAGCAATGCGCATCCGTGCGGGTCGCGCACGATGTCTTTGCCGGTGAAGCGGAACATGGCAGCGCCAATTTCGGCGGCGAGGGCGTCTTTCTTTTGATCGTTGGCGATCTGCGCTGCGGTCGAGTGAAATTCGGCGCCGTCACATTCGATCAGGACGATCGGCGACAATAGAAGGCCCGGAACCTTGATCGCGAAATCGTAGCGGAACCTCTGGAGGCGATATTGCGGAAGCGCCTCGGCCCACGCTTGGCGCTTCGCGATGATCCATCGCAGATGCGCGCCGAGCATGACCTCTATTGGGCTGTCGCAGTGCGGCTTAAGGGCGAGCGTATATTCCGACACGCGAGTAGCGTCCTGGGACGCGCGCCCGACCGATCGCCATTGCGGTCGATCGCCATCGTCGAGCGGCCGGTTAAGGGCCGCATCCGCGCATAGCCGATCGCGCCAGCCGACCGGCGGCGGCCACGGCACGCCCCATTGTGCGAGCTGCTCGCGCGTCCAGCCACCGGCTGGCGTCTTGGCGGCCTCGATGTCCTCGGGAGTGGGTCGGCTCATGCGGCCTCCCACGAGAGCCGGCGCAGCTCGGTCGGGCCGCGATGCGCGAGGTCCCAGACGAACCATGCGAACGCAATCGACGACGACGCATGCGGACCGTCCCATCCAGAACGATGCATTCGAGGCAACCGATTGCGAAAGACGTGGACGCGGGCCAGTAGCCCTTGATCAAGGATCGGTGTGCGGCCTTGTCCTTCTAGGAAGGCGAGCCGCAGAAGCATGACCACCTTTGGAATGCCGAGTGCGAGCGCATGGGAGACGAACTTGTTCGCCAGTTTGTACGGCGGGTTCGTCACCACCGCGCCGACACAAAACGATGGCTGGCGCTCCAACAGAAAATCGATCCGCGCCTCAGAATCAGGACAGCCGTAGTCCACGAGATCTGTGGCGTAGACCAAATGGCCCGCGGCGCGGAGTTCGCGCACGATGCTGCCAGGACCGCAGGCACATTCCCAGATCGTTGGCGGCAGCGGCTCGACGCGTAGCAGTGCTCGAACGGCCTCGGGCGGCGTTTCGTACAGATCATCCTTGCGCTCGGCGAGCGGCGCTCGACTTGCCTGCGTGGCAAGATTTCGGCTCATGCCACGCTCCGTAAAACCAATCTGGCGCCGTGCGGCGCCTCATGCGTCGGCACCCACCGGGCCGTCACCTCGTCGCACTTCGCGTCATTGGTGATCAGCCCAATCCGCTGCGCCCAATCCAGGCACGCCTTAATCCGATTATCTCCGTCGGTTCGAGCCGTGCGGTGCTCGGTGCTGAGCAGGATCAGCGCCGTGAAGTGCGCCGGCATCGCGACGCGATTGCGCCAAGTGCCGTTGGCGATGACCGCCATGTCGGCCTGCTTCCGCCAAGCTTGGTATTCGGCGGACAGGTGATTGCGCCGGCCGCTGATGCGCCAGAGCTTGTTGGTGCTCGGCGGGAACGGGATGTCCATCACGCATTCGAGCGGCGCCATGAAAGGCGGGTCGATGTAATCGATCGCGTGGCAGGCTTGCGGCATGGCATCCCCGTGGCGCTGGAAGCGCAGCACGCGAACGCAACAAGCAACCCCCGTGCTACTCGCCGATCCGCTGATTGAACCGGCGCATGATCTCGGCCATCACGGCGCCGAGCATTTCCATTGGCGGCTCGTGTTTGCCCTCGAGCCATCGTTCTGCGGTTCGCACCTCGCATTTCGCGATGTGTGCCAGCCAAGCTGCTGTTTTGTAAGGACAAGCGAAGCGCGCGAGATCGCCGAAAGTGATGCGATCTGACCCGGTTTTCGCGCTAACGACGCGCCGCGTCGGTCTCTGTCTCGGCTCGTCGGTCGATTCTTCCGGTTCCGATTTCGGAACCGCGGACAATGCACCCATGACAAAAACGCCTCCCCAACGCGACAATGAACACGACGCCGCGCCCGTTGATCGGTCGCGAGAATCTGATTGGAACTGGGGATGGTGGGAGCGGCCCGGTTTACGTTGGGACCTGCTGACCGGATCAGTATTTGACCGTATGCCGCACACACAACCTTTTGATGGCGTCCTGTCGCAATTCGGTCATAAGATGGTACCGACCCCCGAGAAGAGGGAGTGCGGCAGTGTCGGGCAGGGTGTTGGAGTTCCCGAGGCGTCATGCGGCGGCCTCACGGGAAGCGGCGAGTTTCGCGAGCAAATCAGCGTTGACGCCAGCTTGGCGGGCTCGGGTGGTGCCGAGCAACGAGGTCCACCATTCGGAAGGGATGAATCCGCGCTGCGCCCACTTGCGCACCGCGTCATGCGAGGCGCCCACATCAAGCGCAAGTGCCTCCTGGGTCGGCCAGAGGGCGATGATCGACCGAAACGAAGTGGGCTTTGACATGCTCCCATCTATGGGACCCACGGTCCCAAATGTCAAGGCCGCGATGTCCCGTGACATCCAACCTGCTGTGGGACAAGTTGTCCGCATGGATGAAGGGGCAGATCGTCAGTGGCGTCAGGGCTTTAAGAGGCGCCTTAAGGAGGCGCGCGGGCCGCGCACGCAGGAAGACATGGCCGAGCTGCTAGGTGTCACGCGCGACGCCTACTCCAAATATGAGGGCGGCCGCGACACGGACTTGCCGATCAGGCTTCTTCCGAAGTTCTGCAAAATATGCGGGGTTTCAATGACATGGCTGATCACTGGTCAGGAGTCAGCCGCTGCCTCTGGATCGCGGCAGCGCCGATCTTCCTAACCGCCTGCGCGCATACTCCACAGCTTTGGACGCGCGCGGACGGGAAGGACATCACCCAAAATCAGCTAATGGCCGATCAAGCCGCGTGCCGCGGCGATACTGAGCGCGCCAACTTGTCGGCTGGGGATAACGCGCAGATTGGCTCGCGGATGTTCGGCTATTCGGGCAGCCTCGAGACGGTCTACGAGGGTTGCATGGCGTCACGGGGTTATCTACCGCTCGACAAATAGTCCTTGACATGTGGGACTGAGCGTCCCAAATTGCGGTCCTCTGATTTGGAGGATCGCATGCCACAAGACGTTTTCGTGCTTCGGCTCGACTGGACCGAGGACTCGATCCTCGAGCGCCTGTTCCTCACGCGCGCCGCCGTCGTCGCCGACATCCTCAACGAGCAGGTTCCGGTCGCCGACATCACGGCGATCCTGCAATGCAATCCCGAGGAACACGTCTGCGACGACGTGACGGAGACGATCGCGCGCGCGGTCGCCAACGAGGCCGAGCAGCGGCAGGCGGCCGGCGACGACATCACCCTTGCGGTTCGCGACTTCATCGAGAAGCACGCCGGCCTTGCCTGGGCGCGCGGGCTGAGGGTCGCGGCATGAGCTACCTGAACTCCGCACAGCAGGCGAAGCGGATCGCGGATGTCCTATCGCGCTCGCGTCAGTCCGCGTCCTTGCGTAGATCGCGCATCCTCGCCCGCGCCGATCGTCTGTCATGGGGCGGCATCAACGGCAGCATCGCGCAAGCGCATCGCGCGCCGGCTCCATCCCCCTCCCCTATCCGCAACGAAGCCGACCTATTAGCCGAGCGTGATGCTTTGTTCGCGATGCCGCGCAACTACGGACAAACCTATTTCGGCGATCCTTTGCCGGGGCGCTCGGCGCTCGACCGCAAACGTGAGTTACCCCCTCCCGTGGAGACCGGCCGGCCAGCGTCGGGGTCGGCTTTCAGAAAGGTGCCCTGCGTTTCGGGACAGGGGGGACGTTCATGGCGCTCAAGGGCATCGGCCGACGCACAATTACCCAATCAAGATACGTGAGAGAATAGATGCCACAAGTGGTTAACCAGGAATATGCCGAGAAGATCGAAGAAGCGATAACTACCGCGATCTTTGATGTTGGAAAGCAATATGGCGGAGGAACATTGATCTTGCTTTCTGGCGAGATCATTTCGGCCTGCCTGATGGTCCTCTCGTTCGCGGCATCGACATCAAAAGAGACTGCCACCGCAGCGGGGACCCGCCGGTTTAGCGAATGGTGCGCTAAACGCATCCGCACCAGGGTCAGGATGTTCCAAGAGGAAATGGATAAGGCGCCGATCAACATGCACGTAGTGCATGCGGATGAGCGCCACTAAGGAAAAATGAGCACACCATTCTACATCCACAACTTTCGGCGCTGCTATGCGCGAGGCGCGCAGACCGAGGTTTTCGTCGAGCGCCAAGGCACCCGCTATTCGCAATGGGTTCGCGCCGTATGCGTTCCATACACCGCCGGCCGACTTTTCGCGGCTTGGGAAGTCCTGCGCGGACGAGCCTTTGCGTTCGAATGGCCGAAGCCCGGCGATCTCGAAAAGATCAACGCGATGGAATGAGAAATCATGAGTGGGGATCGGCCCATGCTTCACTTCGTTTGCAGTGCCAAGCCTCGGGCGGCCACCGGATCGGGCCGAAACCATCAGTGGTGGAAGCGCGAGCCCTACCACGCCTCCAACGGCAGCGGGACGCTCTGCGGCCTTCCTGCGTCCACCGGCTGGCTCGCGCTCGATGACCGTTCCGCCGCCGATGCGCTTGAGGACGACAACCTTTGCCGCCGGTGCGCCGCGCGGCTGCGCAAAAACTTACTGTGAACTCGATAACTAAACCAGCAACTTAACCCAGGAGAAAGCTATGGCCAAGTCCTTCATCGCGACGATGACCGAAGTGTTCAAGAAGCCGGGCCAGTCCGCCGGGTCGTTCATGACCGAGATCAAGGCGCTGAGCACCGAGGATCGCGCTTGGTACATGCGCGAGCTGCAGAAGGCCGGCTACGAGATCGACGGCGGCGCCATTCCGACTTCCGCGTAATCACGGAACTTCAGCGAACATGGCCAACTACTTCTACCTTGCCGGATCGATCTGCTTCGCGATCGGCACCCTTATAAACATGCTGGCGAAATGAACGTAATGGCGACCATAGCCGAACCGACTCGGCCCGTGCTCCGCTGGCACGGCGGCAAGTGGAAACTGGCACCGTGGATCATCAGCCACTTTCCTCCGCACCGGGTGTACGTCGAGCCATTCGGCGGGGCCGCTTCTGTGCTCATGCAGAAGCCGCGGGCCTACGGCGAGGTCTACAACGATCTTGACCAAGAGGTTGTGAACCTATTTCGGGTGCTCCAAGACGACACCCAGGCGCGCCAGCTCTCGGAGAAACTGCGCCTCACCCCGTTCGCTCGCGACGAGTTCGAGGTCGGCTATCTCGATACCGACGAGCCGGTCGAGCGTGCGCGGAGGCTCGTTATCCTCTGCTTCATGGGGTTCGGATCGAACGGCCACAACAAGGCTACCCGCACCGGCTTCCGGGCCAATTCAAACCGATCAGGGACCACGCCGGCGCACGACTGGGCGAACTACCCCGACCGCCTGCCGGCGATCATCGAGCGGCTGCGCGGCATCGTGATCGAGAACCGCGACGCATTGGAGGTCATGGGGCAGCACGATAGCGCCGAGACGTTGCACTACGTCGATCCGCCCTACGTATGGGAGACCAGATCATCGGCGATGCACCGGAACCGTTGCTACACCCACGAACTCGACGCCGATGGACACGCGCGCCTGCTGACGTTTCTGCGAACGCTCAAAGGCTTCGTGATCCTGTCAGGCTATCCGCATGACAGCTACGACAAGGCGCTGCCTGGGTGGAGAAGGGTCGAGCTGGAAGCTCACGCGGACGGTGCGAGAGATCGTGTCGAAGTCCTCTGGATCAATCCGCGGGCCTCGGCCGCGATCGACATGGCCCAGGCGCAGCACGACATGTTCACTCACGCGGGCCGCAAGCCCGATTTTGCTAATCAACCAAGACTGAGGGGAAAATAGCTATGTTGAGTCCCGCCCAAACCGCGGCCCGCGACGGCAAGCTGACCGCCTCGCGCGTCGCCTGCCTCATGACCGGCGACCAGGCCGAGATCATGAACCTTTGGCGCGAGATGGTCGGCGACCCTGACTACGTGCCGGAAGACCTTTCCGGCGTCTGGGCGGTGCAGCTCGGCTCGCACACCGAAAGCCTCAACCTCGACTGGTTCGAGCGCAAGAGCGGCGAAGTCACCCGGCGCGGCGAAGTCGTCACTCACATGAACGGCTGGTCCGCCTGCACGCTCGACGGCTGGTCCGTCAAACTCGACTGCCCGATCGAGTGCAAGCACGTCGGCGGGCGCGAGCCGATCGAGACCATCATCGCCCGCTATCAGGCGCAAATGCACTGGCAAATGATCGTGACCGGCGCGCGGCGCTGCGCCCTATCGGTCATCATGGGCGCCAGCGAGCCGATCGTCGAGATTATCGACGGCGATGCCGCCTACGCGGCCGAGCTGCTCAAGCGCGCCACCGAATTCATCCGGTGCGTATGGGATCTCCGCAAACCCTTCGCCCAGGCGGCCGTCACGGCGCCGGTCAAGGCCGAGAAGACCTACGACATGACCGGCAACAACTCGTGGGGCGCGAATGCCGCGACGTGGGCCACCACACGGCAGGCCCGCAAGGACAACGAGGCCGCCGAAAAGGAACTCAAGGCCATGGTGCCGAGCGATGCCGCCCGGTGCTTCGGACACGCGATCGAGATCAAGAGGGACCGAGCCGGACGGCTCAGCATCAAGGAGGCAGTGCAATGAACGTCAACCTTCCCACACGCGCCCAGCCTCAGGCTGTTGCGCATTTCAACCCCGAACAGGTGGACCTTATCAAGAAGGTCATCTGCAAGGGGGCGACCGACGACGAACTCAAGATGTTCATGTGGCAGTGCGAGCGCACCGGTCTCGACCCGTTCGCCCGGCAAATCTACTCGATCGAGCGGCGCGAGAAGCGCGGCGAGCAGTGGGTCACTGTCAGGTCAATCCAGGTGTCGATCGACGGCTTCCGGCTGGTGGCCGAGCGCAGCGGCAAATACGCCGGCCAGGTCGGCCCGTACTGGTGCGGCAAGGATGGCCAGTGGTGTGACGTGTGGCTGCAGGCTGAGCCACCCTTGGCTGCCCGCGTCGGCGTGATCCGCGACGACTTCAAGGAGCCGTGCTGGGGCGTCGCCCGGTTCGACTCCTACGCCCAGAAAACGCGTGACGGCGTGCCGACCCGCATGTGGGCGAACATGCCGGACGTGATGCTGGCGAAGTGCGCCGAGGCGCTAGCGTTGCGCAAGGCGTTCCCGCAGGAGCTTTCCGGCCTCTACACGTCGGACGAGATGGATCAGGCCAGCAGCCTGCCGGCTGAGGCGCCCAAGCAGGAAGTGATCCCGCCGAAGCCGATTGAGGCGCCGACGCATCCCGAGACCGGCGAGGTGTCGCCTCACGCGATCCCGTTCGAGGGCAACACCCTGAATTGGGGCGCGACGTACATCGCCGCCGTCAAGACGGCCAAAGACGCGACCGAGCTCGCGGAGTGGCAGCAGGTCAACAAGGACGTGCTGGACAAGATCGCTGAGCACGCCCCGAAGGCGTTCCGCTCCATCACGGCCGCCACAAAGGCGCGACTGGACAGCTTCAATGCCGTGACTGAGGCGGCCGAATGATCGTCACCGAGCAAATGGTCGAGCAGGCGTTGGCGTATCTCAACGAGCAGCCACACCCGCTCGCCCGCGCTCGGAAGCGACTGCTCGACGCCGAGAACAAGGCGAAGCAGCTCTACGCCAAGGCGCTGCTGCTCGCCGATGGTCCGGTCGATGCCCGCAAGGCGACAGCCGAGACGGCTGCAGCCTACGTGAAGGCCAGGGACGACGAAGCGAACGCCACGCTTGAACTTGAGGATCATCGGCAGCGGGTGCGCGGTGCCGAGTTCATCATCGAATGTTGGCGCACCGAGAATGCCAACATTCGGGCAGCGGAGAGAGTCAGGTGAGACAGGAGTTTTCAGCCAAGGTAAAGCTCGCCGCCTTCCAGCGCGCGAAAGGACGCTGTGAGGCCGAAGGCTGTGGCGCCCTGCTGATGCCGGGCCGCTTCCGCTATGACCATCGGATACCCGATCAGATGGGCGGCGAGCCGAGCCTTG